TGCTGTACCTGACCAACGCCTGTGATGGACCGGGGGGGCACGTGGCACTGAGCAACTGGGACACGCTTGCGTTCGACCAACACCTGCAGCCAGGCATCGGCAGCCTGACCAGCGGCGGGCTGCGGCTGGAGATCTACAAGAACTGGCTGTACCTGCATGACGAGGCTGCCTGGCGCGAAGGCGGCAGCTTCCGCCGGCCGGTGATCGGCCAGATCTGGCACGGCTGCCTGGACGTGCACGGGCTGTCGATCCGCGCGATCCGCGGCCCCGCCGACGGGGTGTACGTGGCCGCCTGGCACGACGATTACGCTGACCCCAGCCAGTGCGTGTTCATGGCCGGCTGCGGTGTGTACGGCTGGGACGGCTCCAACCAGCCACCAGAGCCGCCGATGCCAGCCACCGACGAGGAGGTCGCCGCGTGGCTGGACGCGCTGCAGAGCGCTGCCCGTCAGCGCCCTGACTGGCTGGGGGTCAGCACCGAGTGCCTGGAGTTCCTGCTGACGTGGCTGACCGACCCTGAGCTGGGTCTGCCAGCGTGGACCGAGCCGGCGATCGCTGGCGCTCGTGACGCCAACCTGCTGCGCTTCAACCAGGGTGACCTGTGGCTGGCCGACCGGCTCAGCGACGACGACGAGCCCCCGGCGGTGGCAACCAAGATTGGCGAGCAGGCCCAGCCGCTGCTGCTGCAGATGCTGCCGAGCAGCCAGCCGACCAGCGCGTCCAGCGAAAGCGAACCTGATGGGCCTCGGTGAGGTCGAGACCACCACGTTCTTCTGGAGCGTCCCGCCAGGACCGCCGATCGTGCTGATGGAACCTCACGTCACCATGCTCGCGTTCGACATCGGGGTGGACCTGCGCCGCGAACTGGCCGACCTGTACGTGGACCGCTTCGGGCTGAGCCGGCTGAACGACTTCCCGCCGCTGGTCTTGCCGCTGCTGGCGACCTGGTCGGCGTCGGGCAGCGCCCGCCGGTTGCTGATCGAGGCGCCGGTGAGCGGCGCGCCGATCCTGGATTCCGACCTGACCACGATCCGCCGTGACTGGCAGCAGGCCGCCCGCCGCGAGGGACACATCGGGTTCGTGTTCGGCGTGGAGATCGGCTTGCACAAGCGCGCAGCCCGCGCGCACCAGTTGCCGCTCGGCGCGGTCCAGGACGCCTGTGCGGCCGGCAGGGTCGTGGGGGGCCTGATCGCCTACCGGGAGACTGGCTGAGCGTCCCGCTGGCCTGCTGGGAGCGGCGGGCGGTACGCTGCGGCCATCGGGCCGGGCTGGCACGTCCCCTCGCGACCCTCAGTTGAGCAACCGCATCGCTCCTGGGAGGTACGCATGGCAGTCCAAGCCAAGTTCTTCGTCAGCGTCGTCGAACGCAACGACAACAGTCCCACCGCGTCACGGGTCAAGCTCGGCGCGGTCTGCCGCGGCAAGGAGAACCGCGAGTGGGCGCAGGCCACACCGGGGGGGACGATCGAGTTGTTCATCCTCAACGAGGCGGCGACCGTCTACTTCGAGCAAGGCCAAGAGTATCTGGTGACATTCACCAAGGTCGCCCGGCCAACCCCTGGCGACCGCCACGCCGCCACCCCAGAAGCCGGCGACAACATGTGCACGTTCTGCGGCGGGTACGCCGCGATCAGCCCCGACGGCTCGCTGGACTGGACGGCGCACGACAGCACCTTCGGCGGCGCGAGCAACTGAGTGCGGCTGGCGGGGTGCGGGCGACCCGCACGCGGGCGGTTACCGTTGCCCTCGCCGCGTCCCGAGGGGCACCCCGCCAGCACGGTCAACATGATGCGCTCGTCAGGCGAGGGGTGCTGGGCCGCCGCGCACTTAGAAGGGAGCACTTAGAAGATGAACTGACGGTCCGGGTCGCCGGGGCACGGCTTGTTGTGCACCTTGAGCCACGGCTGCTCGCACAGCGCGCAGCCTGGACCGACCACCTGCACCAGCGTCTGCATTGTCAGGGGCACCTGCTGGTTGGCGCGGTGGGCGTCCAGGCACTGGTCGTCGGTCAGCCGATAGATCGACGTCACGATCCACTTGTGCTCCCCCGGCTTGCCCGGCCCCCACAGGTCGTCGCTCGGATTCTTCGCTGGTTGGGTTGCGACCGGCGCCTACCGGGGCATCCTTGCGGTAGGGTTTTATCTCGCCTTGGCCTGGAAGCTCCTGGTGATTGCCGGGTGGCCGGAGCCGCCCCGGCGATCCACAAGGGGCCGGTATGACGCTGATAGCCATTGAGGGCATCACCCCTGGGGGCGCGACGCCGGCTGTTGTCACCGTTGTTGTCGCGCTGATCGGCGCGGCGGGTGGGGCGTATGCCGCGCGGGTCGCGCGGGCAGCGACCCGCGAGACGCAGCGGCTCGCGGGTGAGCAGGAGACGCACCGCGCGCGGATCGAGGCGGAGGCGAGTGCGTACGAGCGCGCGCGGCGGACCTACGAGTCGATGCTAGGGTCGCTGCGCGAGCAGCTCGATCGGGTGCAGCTTCAGCTCGACCGGGTGCGCGACATCTTGGAGAGCGAGCAGGACAACGGCATCAAGTTGCGCCGCACGATCGCCGACCTGGAGACCCAGCTTGCCAAGGCTGAGCAGGTCATCGCGAGGCAGCAGCGGGAGCTTGAGGCGTTGAAGTTCGGCGTGGATCTGCGGCGGGAGACGTGACCCGGCTGCGGGAGCTGCTCGGCGACCCGCGGTTCCTGCGCGGCCTGCACGGCTGGGCGACGATCTTCTGGCTGTGCAACTACCCGCTGCTCGTCGTCCTGTGGCGGTTCCCGAAGGCGCTGCTCGCCTACACCGCGCTGTGCAGTGTGTACGCGAACAAAGTCGGGCATTGGGGGTCGTGGCAGACCGCGCGGGTGGAGGTCAAGGAGGACGAGGAGCTGCAAGGGATCGTGCGCCTGGCGGTCGCCGAGGCATTGCGCCATCACGACCGGCAGGCGCAGTAGAGTCCCGGTCCGGGGGTGGAGCTGATGGCGCAATGCCGGTCGTGCGGCGCGGAGATCGTGTGGACCCACGACGCTTCGACGGGTCGGCGGATACCGCTGGACGCGGCGAGCCGCGAGCTGCGCTACACGCAGGTCGGCGAGGACCGTTGGCGGCTGGTCCCGACGTTCGAATCACATTTCGCGCGCTGCCCCGGGCAGGCAGCCGGGCCTGTCGGAATCGGTCGGCAATGGCAGCCTGAATCCCTGCTGGGTGGAGTCGTTGATGGGCTACCCGCACGGGTGGACCGACATCGCTGGCCAGCCGGACCCGGCCAGCGGCAGCACGAGTGGGAACCGGCGCGTGTTGTCGGTCGAGGCGTCCCAGATCGGGCCAGGCGAGTCGGCGCCCTCGGCAACGCGGTCGTGCCCCAGATCGTCGAGCTGATCGGCCGCGCGATCCTTGACGCGCACACGTCAGGCGGCGATGACGCCCTTGGCGACGGCCTGGCGGTAGCGCAGCTGGCGGATCATCTCGGCGAGACTGTCGCGCCCGTACTCCCAGTCCGATCGTGATGGGGTAGGCAGGCACCGCCAGCAGTCCCCGTCGCCGGGTTGATGACGGCAGCCTTCTCGCAGGTCACTCGCTTGGCTGAGCGACCGGTTTGGCGCCAATGGGATTCCTCCGGTACGGTACCGCCTGACATCGGTGTAATTACAGCCATTGTAACCGAACAAGGACAAAGCAAAGGGGCCGGCGCGAGTCGCATCGCATCCGGCCCCCAGGGACTAGTCCGTGCACACGACACGGCCCAAACCCGCTGCTTGGGCAATCGTAGCACGGGCTCCCCTATCAGGACCAAGGGGACGACTCCGTGCGACCACGCACCACGCTCAGCGCATACCATGTCAAACGAACGACAGCCCGCCTCACCCGCCTGGGCGTCTCCGCCCTGGCGATGCGCTTGTGGGGCTTGCTGGTCGAGGCCGACGGGCACCTCGTCGCCTCCCGCGCCCGCCTCGCCGCGCTCCTGGGATGTTCGGAGCCGACCGCGGCCGCCGCGCGCGCCGAACTGGTCGGCGTCGGCGCGCTGATCGTCGGCCACCGCTCGACGTTCGGGGGCGCCCAGCTGCCGCCCACCCTCCAGATTCCGGCCCAGCTGCCATCGGAACAAACCGGTCATGGGGTAAAACCACAGACCCCCCACACCTCTTATTGGGGAAAACCAACCCCCCACACGCGCGCGAAGCGTGCAGAATCGGCCAGGATGGGTAACCCGGCCGAAAGGGGGAATCTGATCATGCCTGCAACCTTGGACCAAAACGCCGCTGCGCTCGTGGCCGAGACCATCCAGGCCCTCCCGGGCCTGACAGTCGCCCAACGCGCGGACCTTCTGGCTGACGCCCAGGTCGTCGGCCGCCTCGCAGCGGCCCTGACCACGCCAGGCCGCACGCCCGAGCAGCTCGCGAAAGCAATCGACCAGGCCGACCGCCGACCGTTGCGTGACGCGGACTACCCGGCGCAGGCGCTGTGGAAAGCACGCCTACCCCGCGCGCTGGCACGCCTGGAGGCCGCCGAGGCCGCCGCCGCCCGCCGCGCATGGCTGGAAGGCCGCGATCAGGCGCCCACCGCTGAGGCGCCTGTCGCGCCACAGCAGGCCCCGGGTGGCCACTACGACGCTGGCACCGCAGCGTTGGCCGAGCTGCGCCGTCAGGGCCTGCTCGGCCGCCGCGGGGGCCATGTGACGGCACCACGGCCCACGCCGCCAGGGCCACGGCCTGCGGTCGTTGACACACGAAACGCGGAATCCGACGATCGCCCCGAACGCGACGAGGCTGGGGGTCGGGAGTGCCAGGCATCATCAACGCAGGCTACGAGCTCGTCGACGTCGCCAAGCTCACCGAACACCCCGACAACCCACGCCGAGGCGACCTCGACGCCATCAGCGCCAGCATCGACGCCCACGGCTTCTACGGCACGATCGTCGCCCAGCGATCCACCGGCCGCATCCTCGCCGGCAACCACCGCTACCGCGCCGCCAAGCAGGCAGGCGCCGCCGAGCTGCCCGTCGTCTGGGTCGACGTCGACGACGAGTCGGCCCGTCGCATCCTCGCCGCCGACAACCGCACCTCCGACCTCGGCTCCTACGACAGCGAGCTGCTCGCGGTCCTCCTGGGCCAGCTCGCCGAAACCGAAGCGGGCCTGCTCGGCACCGGCTACACCGACAACGACCTCTCCGAGCTGCTCGCCACCATCAACCAGACCATCGCCGGCCCGACCCTCACCGACCCCGACGAGGTTCCCGATGCCCCGGCGAGCCCGATCACCAAACCCGGCGACCTGTGGCAGCTCGGACCCCACCGAGTCCTGTGTGGGGACGCGACGGTCCCCACCGACCTCGACCGGGTGATGGCCGGCGACCAGGCGGACTGCATGTGGACCGACCCGCCCTACGGGGTGAACTACGTCGGCAAGACCGACGAGGCCATGACCATCAGCAACGACGGCCCCGACGACCTGCCTGACCTCATCCGCGCGGCGTTCACCACCGCAACGACCGTGCTCAAGCCCGGCGCCGCGGTGTACGTCGCGCACCCGCCGGGTGCGCTGTCGCTCGTCTTCGGCAACGCCTTCGTCGCCGTCGGCTGGCGGCTCCACCAGCGGCTGGTCTGGGTGAAGGACCAGATGGTCCTCGGCCACTCCGACTACCACTACCGCCATGAGGACATCCTGTACGGCTACACGTCCGGGCCCGGTCGGCGCGGCCGCGGAGGCGACGGCTGGTATGGCGACCACGCGCAGACCAGCGTGTTCGATATCGCGCGGCCCAAGCGCAGCGAGGACCATCCGACCACCAAGCCGGTCGAGCTGATCGCTCGCTGCCTGAGCAACTCCTGCCCGCCTCGTGGGATCACGCTCGACCCGTTCGCCGGGTCGGGCACCACGCTGCTGGCCGCGCATGGCCTGGGGATGCGCGCGCGCCTGGTGGAGCTCGACGCCGGCTACGTCGACGTGATCTGCCGCCGGTTCCAGCAGCACACCGGCCAGCTTCCGGTGCTCGAGGCGACCGGAGAGCCGGTCGATTTCGACCGCGCCGGGGGCGACGACTGATGCCGACCGTCCTGCGCTCCGGGGTCCACCGCCTACCCGGCGACTGGTGGCAAGCCGTCATGCGCGCCGGTGCCCGCGCGATCGTGTGGGCCTGCCCGCACAGCCACGACAGCCCCGCCGACGCGCGCGAATGCGCCGACGACAAGCTCGAGGCGACCCTGGACCAGCTGCGAAAGGGGACGTGATGGGCCGGCTGGTGCACTGGACGTTGCCGCGCGTGCTGGTCTGGGTGTGGCGTGACCCGCCCGCGCCGCTCCCCGACGGGGTAACCGCCCTCGTGCGCGCCGCGAACGGCTCGTCCTGCCGCGCCGCCGGGTTCGACTACGCCGCCAACTACGCTGCGTGGAAACGCGCCCACCCTGGCCGGGTCCTGCCGTGGACGTGGCTCGGCCCGCCCGCGCCCGGCGGCGGTTCCGCGGCGGCGGTGGCGCTGCTGCGCGCCGCGCCCAGCGAGCCGCTGTACGTCGCCGACGTGGAAGAGGCGTTGCCGCCCGCCGAGGCGCACGCCTTCGCCGCCGCGATCCGCCACGCCAACGGCGCGCTGGTCGGCTTCAGCTCCTACCCGACCCGCGCCCAGGCGATCGGCGTCGGCAGCGTCCCGTGGGATGCGCTGGTCGCCGCGTGCGACATCGGCCTGCCGCAGGTGTACTACCCCAGCCAGCGCGCCAAGCTCGCGCAGGTCGCCGCCGACCACCGCGACCTGACCGTGCATGTCGCGGTCGCCCCCGACGACGACCCGCAGTGGATGCAGACCGCCGCCTGGGGCTTGGCGCGCGGCGGGGTCAGCGTGTGGCGCGCCGGCCTGGCTGGCACCGACGGATGGCTGGCGCGGCTGACTGACCCGACGACCGACCCGGGAAAGGGTGACGACGTGTCCAAAGCGGACCTAGAGGGCTACTTCGGCGACTTCCCAGTCGCCACGGGGCAAAAGTCGCGCGGGGAGACCATCGCGCGGACCCTGCCGAAGGTCGAGACGCTTACCAACGACGTGAACGCGCTCGCCGCCGCGGTGCGCGCGAACGCGGCGAAGCTCGACACAGCAATCGCGTCGATTACCGCCTCCGGCGCGGCGCTGGCCGCACGGCTGGATGAGCTGGCCGACGGGTTCGCCGCGCAGCTCGCCGACATCGCCAAGGTGCTCGCGGCGCTCACCCCCGGCGGTAGTGGTGGCACGGTCGACATCGGCCAGCTTGCCGATGCGGTGGTCCAGGAGATGGGCGACCGGCTGGAAGGCCCGGAGCAGCCGGGTCAGGCAGGGACCGGCACATGACGCACGGTCGGCACATGACCCGCCGCAGCCCGGTCGCGCGCCTGCTGGACCGCGAGCCGGTCGCCTGGCTGGCCGTGGTCGAGGCGGGCCTCGGCGTGGCGGTCGTGTTCGGCGCGCACCTGTCGCCCAAGCAGATCGCCGCGCTGATCGTGCTCGCCCGGGCGGTGTTCGCGCTGCTCGCCCGCCGCCTGGTCACCCCGGTTGCCGACCCCAACCTGCCCCATCGCAACCCCGGCCGCCGTCACCCGCCGTCGCGGCGGCGGCCCGGGCCACCCGGCCCGCCACGCCACGCCTGAGCCCCGATGGTGCGGACGGTAGTCAGAGCTTGCGCAAGGGTGGTTGTCGTCACGACGTCCAGGCAACCATAATCCGGCAGAACGTCGCAGCCGGGCCGAATGGAGCGAGCATGGCGCGGACGACCCGCAACGGAGGCGCGCCACAGATCCTCCAACGAGAACGCCAGGTGCTCGACCTGCGCACCGCCGGAGCCACGTTCGCCCAGATCGCCACCCAGCTCGGCATCACCCAGCAACGCGCCAACCAGATCTACCACCGCGCGCTGCTGCGCACCGTGCGCGAACCCGCCGACGAAGCCCGCCAGCTCGACGCGCTGCGCCTCGACCGCCTCCTCCTCGGGATCTGGGGGCCGGCCACACAAGGCGAAGCGTGGGCGATCGACCGGGCGCTCCACATCCTCAACCGTCGCGCCAAGCTGTTCGGCCTCGACGCGCCGGTCCGCCACGAGGTCCTCACCATTGACGCGATCGACGCCGAAATCAGCCGGCTCCAGTCTGAGCTTGCGGCCACGGACCCTGACCGAGCTGAAGCTGCAACGGCTGAAGGCGCTCCGTGACCTACGCATCACCCAGGCCACCCGCCTCGCCCAGGCCACCAACCGCTGGGCGTGCGAACGGCCCGACTGCGACGGCAAGCCGCACGGCACCTGGACCTGGCCGCACGCCCGCGCCAACCAGCGCACCCCGCCAGGCGACTGGTACGCCCACCTCATCCTCGCCGGCCGCGGGTGGGGCAAGACCCGCACCGCCGCCGAGGACCTGCGCGCCTACGCCCTGGCCCACCCCGGCGCCCGAATCGCCGTCGTCGCACCGACCTTCGCCGACGCCCGCGACACCTGCGTCGAAGGCGTCACCGGCCTGCTCGCCACCCTCGGCCCCCAAGTCGTCCGCGACTGGAACCGCTCCATCGGCGAACTCGTCCTGGTCAACGGCACCCGCTTCCGCCTGTTCAGCGCCGACAAACCCGACCGGCTCCGCGGCCCCGCCCACCATCGCGCCTGGGTCGACGAGCTCGCCGCCGGCCGCTACCCGCGGGACACGTGGGACCAGCTCATGTTCGGCCTGCGCCTGGGTGAGCGGCCCCAAGCGATCGTCACGACCACCCCACGGCCGATCAACCTGCTGCGCGAACTGCTGGACACCCCCGGCGTCCACGTCACCCGAGGCCGCACCCTCGACAACGCCGCCAACCTACCGCGTTCCACGCTCGACACCCTGCTGCGCACCTACGCCGGGACCCGCCTGGGCCGCCAGGAACTCGACGCGGAAATCCTCGATGACACCCCCGGCGCGCTGTGGCGCCGCGCGTGGCTCGAGACGTCCCGGCGCGCCAGCCACCCGGAGCTGGTCCGCGTGATCGTCACCGTCGACCCCGCCGTCACCGACACCGACACCTCCGACGAGACCGGCATCATCGTCGCCGGCCTCGGCATCGACGGTGACGCCTACCTGCTCGCCGACCGGACGTGCCGCACCACCCCCGCCGGCTGGGGCAAACGTGCCGTCCAGGCCGCCGCCGACTACCACGCCGGCATGATCCTGTACGAAGGCAACCAGGGCGGCGACGCGATCGGCCACGTGCTGCGCGGCGCGCTGGCCGCATCAGGCAACCCCGACCGCATCCGCCTGCGCAAGGTGACCGCCGCGCAGTCCAAAGCCGACCGGGCGCTGCCCGTCGCCGGCCTGTACGAACAAGGCCGCGTCCACCACGTCGGCGCCCTGCCCGAGCTGGAAGACCAGCAGGTCACCTGGACCCCAGAGGACGGCACCAGCCCCGACCGGCTGGACGCCTGCGTCCACGCCGTCACCCACCTGCTGCTCGGCCCACGCCCCGCCCGCTCAAGGTTCTTCGCATGAGCGCCGATTGGCAGTCGACGTCGCACTGGCATCCGTCCATGGGTGGCGCCCCGCCGCAGCCGGCCGTGCTGCGACCGCTGCCACCCGCAACCAGCACCATCCTGCGCTACCAAGCCCACCAGGTCGCCGCGGACCCCGCGCACATCCGCTGGCGATGGGACTGGTCGTGTCCTGCCCGCGGTGTCGAAAGCCCGCGGGTGTACGTCACCCGCACCGGCGCCCGCCTCGCCGCGTGGTGGTGGCGGCGCAACGTCACCCGCGCTGAGACCGCGAGCACCCAGGGGGTCGCCGATGGCCAGTGACCGGCGGCTCGCCGTCGTCCGCCCCGACCGCGACGAGCGGCGCACCCAACGTGCCGCCGCGCCGCGTGCCGTGCGTGCCCCGCAGGTCGCCACGACCGGCACGACCCTGGTCCGCCCCGGCAGCGCGATGATCCCAAGCTGGGATGCCAGCAGCGCCCTCGACAACGGCTACATGGGCGAGCTGTACGTGTGGCGCGCGGTGAACACCATCGCCCACGCGCTCGCCGGGCTGCCGCTGCGCGCCGGCCGCAACCTCGACCGCCGCGACCAGTACGACCCCGCGGCGCCGATCGCCCGCCTGCTCGGCCCGCCACCCGACGGCCCCGCGCAAGGCTGGACCGCCCGCAAGCTGTGGCGCTGGACGATGGTGCAGTACCTCGTCACGGGCCGCTGGTGTTGGGAGCTGGAACGCACCACCCGCGACCCGCGCCTGCCGATCCTCGGGGTGTGGCCGCTGCCCGCCTCCCTGGTCCAAGCCGTCCCCGCCGCTGGCGGCGTCGCCCCGTTCGCGGAGTTCCGGTTCAACTGGAACGCCCCCGAGCGCCGCGCGCTCGCCCCGTGGGAAGTCACCTACTGTTGGCGGCCCCACCCGCTGGACTGGCGCCTACCCGAAAGCGTCCTGCAGGCCGCGCAGCTCCCCGTCAGCGTCAAGATCCTCCTGGAACGCTACGACCTGGCGTTCCTGCGCAACGGGGCGGTCCCCGCGACGGTCGTGTCGACCGCGCAGTTCGCCGAGGCGGAGGAACGCGACCGGTTCCGCGAGCAGTTCACATCCGACTACACCGGTGTGGCCAACGCGGGCCGGACGATCTTCAACGAGGTCGACCCCGGCGACGGTGTAGGCGGCGCCGGTGACTTCCTGAAGGTCGAGAAGCTCGGCCTCACCCAGGCCGAAATGCAGCACGGGGAGAAGTCCGCGGAGCTGAAGCAGGCGATCTGCGTCGCGTTCGGCGTGCCGATGAGCATGCTCGGCGACGCGAGCGAGCGCACGTTCGCCAACGCCGACCAGGAGCACACCAACTTCTGGCGCCAGACGATGCTGCCGCTGTTGGAAGAGGTCGCCGACGAGATCAACGTCGCGCTGGCCCCCGCGCTCGGCACCGAGCTGGTGTGGTTCGACACCTCCCGCGTCGAAGCGCTCAAGAGCAGCCGGGCATTCCGGCCGATCACCGCCGATGTGGCCATCGCGGCAGGGCTGGCGACCGTGGACGAGTGGCGCGCGGATGTCGGCCTGGTACCCCTCGACGCCGCCGCGCCACCCGCACCCGCGCCACCCGAACCGACCCCGGCCGCGCCGGCCGCCGCGGTGCCACCACCGACTAGCGCGCCGAACCTCGCTATCGCCCCGACGATGCTTGCCGCCGAGCCGCGCAGCGCACGACCGGGCAGGGTCCGCTGGGAGCGGCTCGCCCGCCACGCCGGAGCCGACCACGACCCGGTGCCGTCCGGCCACGCCAAAGACCCGGCAGCCAAGCGGGTCGCGGTCGGCCGCCTGGTCAACCGGCACGCCACCGCGCTCGAAGCGCCGCTGCGCGACGCGATGGCCCGCCTGTTCGCCGAGCAGCACCGCGCGGTGCGCGACCGCCTGGTCGGCAAACGCGGCCGGCGGATGGTCCGCGCCCCCGCCGGCCAGGTCGACCCCGCGCAGGTGTTCGACACGACCCATTGGGCGACCCGCACCGGCCAGGTCGCCGAGCCGACCCACGCGGCGACCGTCGCGCTCACCGCCGACCGGCTGTCCGCCGCGTTCCCCGCCGCGGGCACCCCAGCGCACGACGCGGCGACCGAACGTGCCCGCACCGCCCTGGCGACCCGCGCGACCCGGCTGGGGGAGACCGTCGCACGCACCACGTTCGAGCGCCTGGTCGACGAGTTCCAAGCCGGCGTGGCCGGCGGGGAGACCATCGAGCAGCTCGCCGACCGGGTGGACCGGGTGCTCGGCCCCGCATCCAGCCTCGTCCGCGCCGAGACGATCGCCCGCACCGAAGTCATCGGCAGCTTCAACACCGCCGCGCAGACCTACGTCGGCGAGCTTGGCCCCGGCATCGTCCAAACCAAGCAATGGGTCGCCACCCCCGACGACCGCACGCGGGATTCCCACGCCGAGATCGACGGGGAGACCGTCGCGCTGGACGAGCAGTTCTCCAACGGGCTGGCCTACCCCGGCGACCCGGCCGGCGACGCCGAAGAGGTCGTGAACTGCCGCTGCACCACCCTGTACCTGAGCCCAGACGAGTCAAGCCCGCACCCAACCGCGGGCGGCGACGAGGACGGGGAGCGTGCCGCAGCGCACCGCGCCGCCCGGACCGCGCTCGCACTCGTCGCGGCCGGGCTCACCACCACCGACGACCTACGCGCACATCTAGGAGGGTGACCATGCCCGCATCGACCCTGCCGGCCGCTCATCGCATGGCCGCTATCACCGAGGTGACGGACGACGGCGGCGAGTTCGTCGCTCGGATCATCCGCTACGGCCCGCCACCGGACACCTACGGCACCACCTGGCGTCGCGGGGTCTTCTCCGAAGCGGTCGCCTCGCGCTACCCGGTGCTCACCTGGGGCCACGACTGGCAGGACCCCGTTGGTCGCGCGGTCGACTCGTGGGAAACCGACGACGGGCTGTACATGCGGTTCGCGCTGGACAACGGCGCGGACGTGCCACGCGCCCGCCAAGCCCGCGCGCAGCTCAAGTCCGGAACCATCACCGACGTGAGCGTCGACTTCCCGCTCGACTTCGAGTCCGAGCCCGGCCCGGGCGGCACCCGTGAAATCACCAAAGCCGGCCTGTACGCGGTCGGACTGGTCGTGCGTGGCTCCGTCGATGGCGCGCAGGTCCTGGCCGGCACCGTCCGCTCAGCGTCGATGCTCGACCCGGCAGACCGAACGGTGCTGCGCGAACTGGCCGCCGACATCGAAGCGGGACGGATCGACCTCGGCCAGGCGCTCGTCGCGTTGGACCGTGCGACCCGCGCGCCGGATCAGCCCGCGCCGATCCCACCGACCGAACCGCACCCGCACGGCGACGGCGACCCTGCCGTGCCGCAAGGCGACGACCCAAACTCACCGGCCGACCCGCACGGCACCGACCCTGACCCGCGTCAGCATGAGCGCGGTCAGGACCCCGACACCGACCCGGCCGAGGTCTCCGGTGAGCAGCCCGAATCCGCACCAGACGGTGCAGGCGACACCCCAGACGGCCCGGATGCCGACAGCCCGGAGCAGACCCCAGCCGGTGACCGGCCTGAACCAGAACCGTCCGGCGAGCCGGCACCTGACGCCCCGCAGGCGCCAGCGGACACGCCAGCACCGGACGCGCCTGGCACCCGCGCGGTCGCCGACCGGGCCACCCGCCAGGCCGGCACGACCGTCGCCGCGCTCGCCGCCGCCGCCGACGCGACCGTTGACCAGGCGCTCGACCTCCTCGCCGGCCTGGACCTGTCCACCTGCCCGCCGCAGGTCACCCAAGCCGCCGGCCTGCTCAACGCCGCCGAAGTCGTCCTCGGCCAGCTCCTGGAAACCCTCGGCCTGGTCGACCCAGACGACATGGAGATGGGCGGCATGGCAGACATGGGTGACATGGGTGACATGCCAAGCGCGATGGTTGCCACCACCGCTGAGCGCACCGCCGCGGACGGCGCGACCGCCGCCGAGCAGGCCCGCGCCGACGCACTCGCCCGCATCGACCGGGCGATGGCCAGGCGGTAACCCATGCGCGTCCAGGTCTGGCCAGCCGACGACGGAGGATGTGGACACCTCCGGCTGATCTGGCCTGCCCTGGAACTCGCCCGCCAAGGCGCCGACGTGACCGTCTCCACCACCGGGCCGTCCGCACACTGGGACCGCTACTGGCAAGGCGCCACACCACCGCTGGAAGCCCGTGTCCGCGGCTGCGACCCGCCCGACGCCGATGTCGTGGTCATCCAGCGCCCGTTTCGCGCACACTGGGCCGAGCTGATCCCGCACCTGCACGCCCACCGCGTCGCCGTCGTCGTCGACCTGGACGACGACTTCACCCAAGGTGTCCTTCCGCAGACCAACCGCGCATGGGAGTCGATCGACCCGGCCCGCAACCCGCGCCGCAACTGGCAGTGGGCGCTGCGCGCGATCCGCCACGCCGACCTGCTCACCGTGTCCACCCCCGCGCTGATGGCCCGCCATCCCGGCGCGTGGGTGCTGCGCAACTACCTCCCCGCACATCTGCTCAGCCCCACCCCGCACGTCCCACACACCCCCGTCCGGGTCGGCTGGGCCGGCAACCTCGAATCCCACCCCGGCGACCTCGACACGCTCCGCGGCGTGCCACTCGCGGACCTGCTCGCCACCGCCCAGGCGAGCGCCTGGCAGATCGGCAAACCCGAAGGAGTCGCCGACCGGCTCGGCGTCCCGGTGCGCTCCACCGGTCAGCTTCCATTCGCCCGCTACCACACCGCCCTCGACGACCTCGACATCGGCCTGGTCCCACTCGCCGACACCGCGTTCAACGCCGCAAAGAGCTGGCTCAAAGGGTTGGAGTACGCCGCCCGCGGGTTGCCGTTCGTCGCCGCCGCCACCCCGGAATACCGCGAGCTGCTACGCCACGGCATCGGCCAGCTCGCCCGCCGCCCACGCGAATGGACCCGACACCTCACCGCACTGCTCGCCCGCCCCGACCTCGCCGTCGAACGCGGGGAGATCAACCGGCACGCCGCACAGGCGCTCACGTTGGAACGCCACGCCGACCAGTGGTGGACCGCCTGGCAGCTCGCCGCCCGCCGCGCACAGGCCCGACAGCGAAAGGGGGCCTGACATGCCGCTGCCCGGCACGTACGACCTCACCTTGTATCAGGGCGACACCTGGACGCAGGTGTTCCGGTTCGAGACGCCCGGCGGTGAGCCGGTCGATATCAGCACTTGGACGTGGGCGGCGCAGATCCGCGCGCACCCGCGCGCCGCGGCCGCGGTCACCCTCACTTGCACCCCCGGCAACGACGGGGTGTTGACGGTCGAGTTGGCGGCTGAGGATGCTGCCGGGTTGCCCGCAACGGGCGTGTGGGACCTGCAAGCCGCTGACGCCGACGGCTGGGAGCACACCTGGCTCGCGGGGGACGTAACCGTGCTGCCGGAAGTGAGCCGGCCGTGACCGACATGGTGATCGTCGTCCCGGAGCCGGGCGCCCCGGAGGTCGTGACGACCGTCGCGGACCAAGGACCGCCCGGCCCACAAGGCCCCGCCGGCCCCCAGGGCGACCCGGGCCAGCCTGGTGCCACCGGCCCACAAGGCCCCGCCGGGGCGACGGGCGCGACGGGGCCGCAAGGCGACCCGGGCGACCCGGGGCCCGCCGGACCGCAAGGCGACCCCGGTCCGCAAGGCCCTCCCGGCACCGGCGTGGACGCCGACGACTACGCCTACGTCTACCGTGACGCGCCGCTCAACCTGGACATCCCCGGCCAGACGGTGGCGTTGACCTGGGACAACGTGGCCGACGACCACCTCGGCGCCTCGTTCGCGACCGGTGATGTCGGCGACGGCACCTTCGCGCTGCGCATCACCGAACCGGGCTGGTACCTGGTCAACGGCTCCGTCGCCTACGCGGCGCTCAACGGCGACGACGAGCAGGTCGGCGGGATGCGTGAGGTGATCGCGTCGTCCAGCGGTGCGAACGGGTGGTACGCGATCAGTGTCCTGCCGTCCAGTCAGAGCCCAGTGCTGAGCGCGTTGACGTTCACGCAGGTCACTCAAGACGACATTGACGCGTGGGATTCAGACAACCCGACAAGTGGCGCTTCGGTCGTGCGGCTCTCCGCGCGGCAGGTGTCGGGCGGTGCGCTTGCTGTTGTCGGCGCGGAAGTGATGGTGAGACGCCTGTCATGACGGTCACGAACGAGTATCTGCATCGCGCGGTCGACAGCGACACCGGCGACGAGCTGACGACCTGGCATCCGACGACCGAGCTGGAAAGCCAAGGCCCCCAAGGCGACCCCGGTCCCGCCGGGCCAACCGGCCCCCAGGGTCCGGCTGGTGCGACCGGCCCGCAAGGCCCCCAAGGCGACCCCGGTGCCACCGGGGCACAAGGCCCCACCGGCGCGACGGGCGCGGCGGGGTTGACCTGGCGGGGCGCGTGGTCGTCGGGCACCGCGTATGTCGTCCGCGATGCGGTCTTGCGCAACGGCTCCGCGTGGATCGCGCTCGCGTCGTCGACCAACGTTGATCCGTCCACCGACGACGGGTCGCACTGGTCGATGCTCGCCTCCAAGGGCGACGTTGGCGCGACGGGCGCGACGGGCGCGCAGGGGCCCACCGGCGCCACCGGGGCACAAGGACAAGGGATGGCCGGGGTGTTCGGCTCCGGCGTCGACGGCGCCGCCGCATTCGACGGCACGGCCACGCCGCCCGGCTGCACTAAGAGCGGCAGCACCTACACCCTCACCCGCGACGTCTTCTACACGACCTGCGCGCTCACCAACAACGTCACGATCAACACCGGCAGCTACCGGATCTTCGCGCGGACCTCCATCACGATCGCGTCGGGCTCAACGATCCTGCGCAACGGGTCCAACGCCTCCGGCGGCACCGGCGGGGCCGGCGCGGGCGCCGCGAGCGTCGGCGGCGGCGTCGCCGGTGGGAACGGCGGGATTGCGGGCGGCGCCGGGCCGACGTTCCAGACCAACACCAACGCGATCGGCGGCGCCGGCCGCGGCGGCGGCAGCGCAACGGGCGGCGGGAACCCTGGTGGAGCCAGCACCGACTCCGACGCGAGCAACACCGCATCCAACGGCTCCCCCTACCACCTCGCGCAGGCGATCAGCGCCCGCAACCAGGCGGGGAGCCGGTGGAACGGCGGCGTCGGCGGCGGCGGCGGGGCGACGAGCAACCCCGGCGGCCCCGGCGGCGGCGCTGGCGGCGGCGGCGGGATCGTCGTGCTCATCAGCCCAACCATCCAAAACGACGGGCTCATCCAGGCCAAGGGCGGCGACGGTGCCGCCGGCCAAGGTTCCGGCACCGGCGCTGGTGGTGGAGGTGGTGGTGGTGGTGGCGCGATCATCCTCGTGTGCGTCACCTACACCGGGTCAGGCACGACCAGCGTCGTCGGGGGGAACGGTGGCGCGGCGCAAGGCGCGGGCAACACTGGCATCCAGGGTTACCCCGGCACCGTGTACACGGTGCTGTGCTGATGGACACCCCGCGCATCGCGATCGCCTCGACGGTCGCGCCACACAAGCTCGGCGAGCCGGGCGGCGTCACCGCGTGGCTGCGCAACGTGGAAACCATGCGAGCGCAGCTCAACCAGGAGATCCCCGTCGCGTGCATGATCGAGACCGACGCCCGCGGGCTCGCGCCGTTCGGCGACATCCCCGAGACCTACCCCGCCAGCCTCATCGCCCGGCTCGACGAGCTGGGCGGGGACTACTGGTCGTTCCGGGTCGAGATGCGCCCAGGCGAGCGCGAGGAGGTCACCTCCGGCAACCGGCTCATCAGGATCTGCACCGGCCGCAACCTCGCGGTCGAGTGGTTCTGGCAGCTTCCCGTGCGCCACACGCACCTGCTGTTCCTCGACACCGACGTGCAGGTCCCCGCCGAGGTGCCCCGGCTGCTGCTCGAGGTCGACCGGCCGGTCGTGTTCGCGCGCATCCCGGCGTACGTGATCGACGGGCCGCCCGCGCCGCACCTGCCGGGCGACTGCCGGGCGCACTGGTCAAGCCTCGGCTGCGTGCTGGTCCGCCGCGACGTCCTGCAATGGGTCGCGTTCCACACCGACCCTGACAACGGGCTCAGCGACGACCCGACGTTCGCCCGCGACGCGCAGAACGTCCCCCATGGCCTGGCCCCGTGGGATGCCGTCGTCACCCGACACGATGCGGTCGCCCATCACGTCCCGCCGCTGGTCGCGCTCGAGCACCGCGGCACCGACCGGCAACTACGAAAAGAGGCTCGATGACACCAGGGGTGATGCGGTGGGTCGCGGACATGGTGGCCACGCACCGGCTCGCCAACCTTTCCGCATTGGAGGTCGGCGCGCTGAACGTGAACGGCAGCGTCCGCGGCCTGTTCACCGGCCCCTACCTCGGTGTCGACATGCGCGAAGGGCCAGGCGTGGATCTGGTCGCCAACGCGCACGCGCTGCCGTTCCCGAACTGGACGTTCGACGTGGTGGTCTCCACCGAGATGCTCGAGCATGACGAGACGTTCTGGATCAGCCTCGCGGAGATGGTCCGGGTGCTTGGCCGCCCCGGCTTCCTGCTGCTCACCACCCGCGCGATCGGCTTCCCCCGGCACGACTACCCGTCCGACTACTACCGGTTCACCGCCGACGCGCTGCGGGTCCTGCTGAACCGTGAAGGGCTCGACATCATCGAGGCGTGCGAGGACGAGGCCGAGCAGGGCGTCTACGCACTGGCCCGCGCGACGAAGTGACCGACGAAGTGAGCGACGCCAGGCGCCTGCAGGCCGTGCCGGACCCACCGCCGGACGCGCTGCGCACCCCGCCGCTCGTCGTCGCGGTCCCCGTCCGTGACCGCCTGGACCTCACCATCGGCCTGCACGAGCAGCTCATCAGCGAAGCCGCCGACGCGATCCTGTTCCTGGACAACGGATCGGTCGACGACACCGGCGACTGGCTGGCCGGCCTGCGCGACCCGCGCGTCGCCTCGGCGAGCCTGCCCGGGCGCACGCTGACCGAAATGTGGAACATCGCTTGGGGTTGGGCGCGGCAGTACCATGGCCCCGGAGCGATCTTGTGCCTGCTGAACAACGACGTGACGCTGACGCCGGGCACACTCAACGCTATGGCGTCGGTGGTCGCTGAGGACCCGCGCGTCGGCCTCGTCCACCCGGACCAGCGCTTCGCCGCGCCCCACGAGTGGGCGGGGACGATGACCGAGACGCACGGCAGCGCGCGCCACCATGGGCTGACCGGCTACTGCTTCGCGTTGCCGGTCGACCTCGACCACCGGATCGGCGGCCGGTTCGATGAGCAGTTCGTGTGGTGGTGCGCGGATGACGACATTGCCTGGCGGACGACCGACGCGGGCCTGCTGCAGCTCCGGCTCGACGAGCTGGGCGTCAGCCACATCAACGAGGCGACCGCGAGCGCCTACCCGCACCTGGCGCAGGTGAAGGCCGACGACATGGCCCGCCTGCACGCCAAGTACCCGGGCCGCTGGTAGCCCGGCGGGGTGAACCGGCGGGGTTATCACGGTCTGTCCGGGTTCGACCCCGGTAGAACGCCTGAGAAGACGGGGGCTGGACGCCTGATATCCCCCACGCGCTCCCCGGCACATTATGTTTCATGTACAGTACCGGTCCCTGGAGGTCCCCATGTTCCGCACATCCCGCTTCGCCGCCGCCGTCCTCGTCGCCGCGACCGCTGCGGCAGCGCTCGCCGGCTGCGGCGCGAAACGCGACCCGGCGCCCGCGCCCGCCCGCTCCTACGCCCCCGCGACCGCCGCCACCGGGGACGGCCCGCCCACCAACAAGGCCGGCGAGACGATCCCTCTGCCCGCCGATGGCGGGATGCCGCTGGTCGACGTCAGCGTCGCCCGGCCGCACTGCGGCACGACCCGCTACGCCTGGACGTTCTCCGGCGCCAGCGGCGCGGACATCCCGGCGGACGCCAAGCCGGTCGCCCCAGCCGGGCAGGACTTCTGCGAGGTGGTCATCACCGTGCGCAACGGCGCCCACATCCCGGCCCGCTGGCTGCTGCCGTCCGCGTCCACCCTCGCGGTCGGCCCAACCACCTACGACCAGACGGAGCTTGCCGACGCGATCACCTTCGAGCTGAACTCCCAAGCCGAGCACGCCGGCAAGGCCACCTGCTACTTCGCCGACGGCAACATCAACCCCGGCGGCACCTGCACCCAGTACGCCGTCTACCAGGTGCCCGCCGGTGCCCGCCCAACCGCGCTGAACATCGCCGCTGATGACGGCAGCGACGAGATCGTTCAGCGCGTCACCTTCTAGCGTCACCCGGAGTCCCTGATGCGCCTGTTTCGCCGCCCACCGGCCACCCCGCCCACCGACGTCGCCCTGGTCCTGCCCGACGGTAAGCGCATCCCCCTGGAGTGCCGCTACCTCGGCTGGCGCGACGGTCAGCACGTGTGGGAGGCGACGGTGGTGCCGTGGGTGGCGGACGTCGCGGCCGGCGCCCGCGTGACGATCGGGGTGCTGCCCCCCCGCACGACCGTCCAGGCCGCGATCCGGGGGCCGTTGCCGGACTGAACCGCCCGCAGACATCAAACGCCGCCTCGCGTGTGGATACCCACGAGGCGGCGTTTTGGGTGGTGCGCCAACGCGGCCTGGCCTGCCTTCCCCTACAGACCGGCCGCACGCGGCCTCGTCCAACCAGGGGAGAGGACTCGAGCCGCGATGGTCTCAGCCGGTCCAGGGTCAGAGGTCGACGGTTGGCCTCGAGCCCTGCTTCCCCACGGTTGCTGATGCCGCGCGGCGACCCTACCACGCCGAGATGGTTGACACGAGCACATCGGCACGAGCACCCTGAACGTCGCAACCAGGTCGGAGAGCGGTCGTACACGCGCTGACCGGGAAAACAATCCCACTAGGATTCCCGGAGGCGCTTCGCCATGCCCACGACCACCGCGCGCCGCGAGTGGACCGTCAACGACTACGACCGCCGCTTCGCCGAGCTGCGCGGCGAGCTCGCCGACCTGCAAGGCGGCGACCTGGAGACCAAGGCACCAACGCTGCTCCGCGAGGTCGAACGCCTCGACGCCGAGTACGCCTGCCTGCTCCACGAGGTCCGCGACCCACGCTTCTTCGGCCGCCCCGGCCCGCTCGCGTCCACCGCGATCGTCGGTGGCGACACCGACACCCGCTCCACCGGCGAGATCGTCTTCGCCGACCCGGCCTTCGCCGACTGGGTCGCCCACGGCTGCCAGAACGCCAGCCCCGCCGTCGAGATCGCCCGCGGCGTCCGCGCCCCGGTCTTCGAGTACGGCACCGGTGGTCCCGGCAACGCCGCCACCACCGGCGTCAACGCACTCCTGCCCGTCGGCCAGCCGATCGCCCCGACCCCACGGCGCGCCCGCCTGTTCCTGCGCGACCTGATCCCCGTCCAGCCAACCGGCCTGTCGACGATCCCGTACGTCCGCGAGCTCAACCCGACCACCAACGAGACCGGCGCGTCGACCGTCTCCGAAGGTGGCACCAAGCCCGAGGTGAGCCTCGCGTTCACCGGCGTGCAGGCCCCGGTGACCGTCATCGCCGGCAACATCACCGTGTCCAAGCAGATCTTCGAGGACGCCGCGACCGTCATGGGCTACATCAACGGCCGGCTGCCCTACCTCGTCGCCTACCGCGAGGACGCCGAGCTGCTCAACGGCAACGGCCTGTGGCCAGACCTGCAGGGCATCCTCAACACCCCGGGCCTGCAGACCCAGGGCGCGACCAGCGGCGACCACGCCATCTCCATCGCCAACGGCATCGCCAAGGTGGAAGGTGCCGACGGCGCCGCGACCGCGGTCGTGCTCAACCCCACCGACGCCTGGGCGATGTTCACCAAGCGCGCCGCGGGCGGCAGCGGAACGTTCGACGCCGGCACCCCGTTCGCTGACATCCCGCTGACTGTCTGGGGTCTGCCGACCTACCGGTCCCGCGCGTACGCCGCCGGTACCGCGCTCGTCGGCGACTTCGAGCAGGGCGCGATCATCTTCGACCGGGAGCAGACCAACATCCAGGTCTACCCGCAGCACAGCGACTACCCGATCAAGAACCAGGTCCTGCTCCAGGCCGAAGAGCGCATCGCGCTCGCCGTGCCCAGGCCTGACCTCTTCTGCAAGGTCACGCTCGCCTGAGCTGGCGCTTCTGACACACCTGCGTGGGGGCACGCTGGGGAAGGGGATGGGGATGCACGAACGCGACCGGCGGGGTGTGGTGGACTCCGCGACCGTCAGTCCGTTCGTGCTCCCCCCCAACCTGTGGGGCGCCACGCCGGCCTGGCCGGCGGACACGCCGCTGTCGACCGCCCCAGGCCACCTGTACGACCCGCAGACGCACCAGCTCGTCGTTCCCGGCGGGCACCCCTACCCGTCCGACATGATCGCCGGCCTGGTCCCCGAGGACGCGTTGGCAACCCACATCCCCGGCGACCCATGGCCGGCGCCGCACAACCCGCAGAACCCTGACCCGGCGGAATCCGCCGCTGACCCCCCGCGCGCCGCGCCCAAGCGCAAGCCGCGCGCCCGCAAGGAGGGCTAGCGTGGCGCTGCTCGGCGACGACGACTACCGGGCGCGAACCGGCGACTACACCAGCGACACCGCCCAGGTGACCGCCGCGCTCGCCCTCGCCCAGGCCGACGTGGAGGAATGGCTGCGCCGACCTCTGGAAGCCAAGGTCCGCACCGAGACGCTGCGCCTAACGCAAAGCGGGATGCTCTACCCGGCCGCGACGCCGCTGCGCACCGTCCCCGCCGGCTACGCCGCCCGCGGCGCGGGCCTGCTCGCCACCGCAGGCGCCTGGACCGGCCCGTTCCTCACCGGGACCAACCCTGGTATCACCATCACCTACACCGGCGGGTGGGACCCGCCAGGCGGCGCCCTGCCACTGCCCGCAGGGCTGGCGCAGGGTATCTGCGAAGCCGCCTGGGACCGGCTGCACCCCGAAAGCGTCCCGCCCGCCGGCCTCGCCCAGGCCACCGTCGGCGACGTCGCCGTGCAGTTCGCGTTCCCCACCAACGGCACCCGGCTGAGCGCCAAGGTCCTGCAGGCGATCCGCGGCTACCGCCGCCGCGACATCGCCCCCCAACCGCTCGGGGCGATCTGGTGATCCCACTGGCCACCACCACCATCGACGTGCGCCGCGTCCCGCTGGACTCCACCCGCGACGCCGCCGACATCCCACCCGCAGCCCGGACCGTCGCGCGCGGTATCCGCGCGCACTTCTCCTACGTGTCCGGCGCGGAGGTGCTGCTCGGCGGGCAGGAAACCACCGACGTCGCCCGCCTCGCGTGCGACCCGTGCGACCTGACCCACACCGACCAGGTGGTCGACAACCGCGACGGCACCGTGTGGGAGGTCGCCGGGGTGTTCCGCGCGGGCGGGTGGGGCCTGGACCACCTGCGCGCCGACGTGCGCCGCGTGGAAGGCCAGTCATGACCGACGCGATCATCTTCGACCGGGACGGCCTGCACGACCTGCTGGAGTCCACCGACGGCCCCGTCGCCCGGTTCCTCGCCCAGGTCGGCCAGCGGGTGGTCAACCAGGCGAAAGCGAACCTCTCCCACCCGGGCACCGGCCGCGTCTACCGGCGGCTGCGCAACACGCAGCGGGTCAACCGGCTGCGCGGCCAGGCGCTGCTCGGCGGCGTCGGCCGCGGGGAGTCGATGGTGCTCGAGTCCGACTACATCACCCACCAGGCGTCCGCGCCCGGCGAGCCGCCCGCGGTTGACCTCGGCGCGCTGCGCGCCAGCGTCGTCGCGCAGCTCGGCCGTGACGAGCTCGGCCTGTTCGTCCAGGCCGGCACGCCGCTCGCCTACGGCGGCTGGCTCGAGCTCGGCACCCGCCACATCGAACCGCGTCCGTGGCTGCGCCCGGCCGTGACGACCGTGGGGGTGCAGCTGCGGTGAGCGTCATCTACCCCGACGTGATGGCCGGTGTGCGCGCGTGGGCGCGTGCCGACGCCGACCTCGCCGCGCTCGTCGCCGGGCGGGTGTTCTTCCGCATCCCCGACCGGCCCGTGTACCCGCTGATCCGCCTGTACCGGGCCGGTGGCGGGCCGATGCCCGGCGAGGCGCCGCTGGTCACCGCCCGCGTCGCGTTCGACTGCTGGGCGGCTGACTACGCGACCGCCAGCCGCCTGGCTCGCACGGTGGAGTCCTCCGCCGACCAGCTCGTCCCCGGCGTGGCCGCCGCCGGGGTGTGGTTCTACGACGCGAGCCCAGATCAATCCCGCGACCTGCCAGACCCCGCCAGTGGGCGGCCCCGGGTCGTCGTGGACGTGCTGTTCACCTGCCGGGCGGTCGCCGCTGCCTGACAGGAGGCAAGAACCCCACGGTCCGCCGGGCCGCTGGGAGACCCGGCCGCCACGGCGGCCAGCAGAGGGGGCAACCGATGGGCAACGCCAACGCCGTGAAGGTGGGGCCGGGCACGCTGTACCGCGCGCCGCTGGGCACCACCGAGCCGACCTCGATCTCCGGCGCGTGGCCGGCGGGGTGGGAGAAGATCGGCTTCACCGACAACGGCTCGACGTTCAGCTACAACCCGACGACGGCCAACGTCGAAGTCGAAGAGTCCTACTACCCGATCCGGATCGTCACCACCGGCATCGTGGCCTCGATCAGCTTCGCCATGGCCGAGCTGACCGCGAAGAACCTGCTCATGGCGCTCAACACCGACGCGGCCACCAGCCAGACCACGCTCGCCGACGGCACCCTGGCGATCGAGCCGCCGGGGATCGGCAACGAGAAGCGGATCATGCTCGGCTGGGACGCGTTGAGCACCGAGAACGTCGCCAACGCCGACCCCTACCAGCGGCTCATCTGCCGGCAGTGCTACCAGACCGGCACGATCGCCCCGGTGCATCAGAAGGGCAACAACAAGACCGTCTGGGCTGTGACGTTCTCGCTGGAGCTGCCCGCCACCGGCCTGCAGCCGCTGCGCCACCTGCTGCCGCCGACGCTCGCGGCCTAGGGCGGAGGCGACGCGCATGGCACACCGCGATTTCGCGCTGCCCGGACCTGACACCCCTGGCCCGACGTTCACCCTCGAAGGCGTGGAGCGCACCTGGCACTGCAAGCCAGGGCGCCGGCTGTCGCTTGGGACGATGCTGCGCATGTACGCGGCCATCGCCGGAGGCGACGAGGCCGCCGCGGTCCTGCAGATCGGCCCGTTCTTCAAAGCGGTGCTGGTCAAGGAGGAACGCGAGGCGTTCGGGGAGCTGCTGGACGACGACGACGGCCCGCTGTCGATCGAGATGCTCCAGCCGGTCATGGAGTGGCTCATCAGCGAGCTGGTCGCGCGCCCTTCGGAGCCGCCGGGCGACTCCTCGCCTGGTGCGAACAGCACTGGGCCGAGCTCGCCGGGCGGCTCGTCCTCGCCGGTCACGCTCCAAGTCGCGTCTGGCGGCTGAGCGGCCCTGCGGCCGTCGCGGCGGCGTGGGCGTTGCTGTGCGAGCGCGCCGACGCCGCCGACCAGCTCCGACACGCCGCCGGGCAGGAGTCCGATTTGCGCGCCGAGCTGCTCGAGTGGGTGCTGGGCGACGACGACGACGAACCGGGTGAGCCGCTCGCGCAGGTGGTTGAGCTGGCGAGCTTCATCCAGCAGGTGAACGAGAAACTGGGGGGAGGTGCGTAGGGCCGTGGCGGAGGAGATCGCCTCAGCGTTTGTGAAGATCCGCCCGGACATGTCCGGGTTTGCGCCAGAAGTCGGCCGCGGGGTGGACGCCGGGCTGAAACCGGTCGAGCAGAAGACGAAGCAGACCGGCATGAAGGTCCGCCAGGCGTTCTCCGGCATGTTCGCCGGGCTGGCCGGCACCGGCGCGCTCGGCCCGTTCTCCGGTGTCGTCGCCCAGATGGACGCCTTCGCGGTGGCGATGGAAGGCAAGTCACGGTCGATCGGCAAGGGGCTGCTGGCGGCCGGTGCCGGCGCGAGTGCCCTGGGCGGGGTGTTCGCGGCAGCGGCCAGCGCCGACCAGGCCGCGCAAGGCCAGCTCCGCGCGACGATCCAGGCGACCGGCCACGAGTACGAGGAATACGAGAAGCGGATCGAAGAGGCGGTCAAACGCCAGGAGCGGTTCGGGTTCACCGCCCACCAGACCCAAGACGCCCTCAACCGCCTGACGCAGGTCACCCACGACCCGGAGAAGGCGCTGAAGGACCTGTCGCTGGCGACCGAGATCGCCGCCAGCCGCCACATCGCGCTCACGCAGGCCGCCACGCTGGTCGGCCGCGCGGAGATGGGCAACACCCGCACGCTGAAGATGTTCGGGCTGACCGCGGTCGACGCCAAGGGCGCCGCCGACAAGCTCGCCAGCGCCCAGAAGGCGCACGCGACCGCCACCGAAGACGCCCGCAAGGCCACCCAGGCGTACCACGACCGGCTCGCGGAGCTGCACGGCGTGTCCAAGCTGACCGTCGCCCAGCAGATCAGCTTGCGCAACGCGGCCGACCGGATGCACGAGGCGAACCGCAAGGTCGCCCAGACCGCACGAGACGAGGCGGAGGCCCGCAAGGCGGCCGCCAAGGCCACCAAGGACCAGGGCGGCACGATGGACCGCCTGGCGGGCATCCTGCGCGGCCAGGCGTCCGCGTCCGCCGACACGTTCACCGGCCGCCTGAAGGCGATGCGCGCGACCGCGGAGGACGCCGCCGCCGCGATCGGCAAGCGGGTCGGCGGGGCGCTGGTCGTCGCCGGGCCGGCGCTCGCCGGCATCGGCGGGATCATCGAAACCGGGCTGATCGGCAAGCTCGGCAAGGGCCTCGGCAACCTGTTCACCTACATCCGCGGGATCAACCTTGCCGCGATCGCCACGAAGATCTGGACCGGCATCCAGGCCGCGTTCAACCTGGTGATGGACGCCAACCCGATCGTGCTGGTCGGGCTGGCCATCGGCGCGCTCGTCGCCGCGTTCATCCTCGCCTACAAGCACTCCGAGCGGTTCCGGGAGATCGTCCAGGCCGCCCTGCACGGCATCGCCACCGCCGCCAAGTGGGCGTGGGAGACCGTGCTGCGCCCCACGTTCGAGGCGATCGGCAAGGCGGCGCTGTGGGTGTGGCGCGACGTGCTCCAGCCGACGTTCCACGCGATCGCCGAGGCGTGGAAGGTCACGTTCACCGCCGCGAAGTGGGCGTGGGATCACATCCTGTTCCCGGTGTTCGCGCTCATCGGCAAGTGGGTCATGTGGCTGTGGCGCGACATCGTGAAGCCGGTCTTCACCATCATCGGCGGGCTGATCTACCTGCAGTTCAAGGTGGTCGAGCTGGCCTGGACCAAGGTGCTGTGGCCGGTGTTCAAGGCGATCGGCGCGGTCGTCGGCTGGCTGTACACCCACGCGGTCAAGCCCTACTTCCACGCGATCAGCACCGAGATCCACGGGACGTTCGCCGCCGGCAAGTGGGCGTGGGAGCATGTGCTGCGCCCGGTGTTCCACGCCATCGCGGAGGTGGTCGGCTGGCTGTGGGACCGGGTGGTCAAACCGAACTTCCGCCTGATGCGCGACGAATGGGGCGTGCTGGTCAACGCTGGCAAGTGGGCGTGGGATCACGTCCTCAAGCCGGTGTTCCACGCCATCGGCGACGCGGCCGGCGCGACCAAGCGGTCGTTCGAGACGGCCGTCACCGGCATCAAGGCCGCATGGGACAAGCTGTCCGGCATCGCCAAGGCGCCCATCAAGTTCATCGTCTCGACGGTGCTCAACCAGGGGCTGCTCAAGGCGTGGAACTGGATCAGCGACCACATGCTGGACAAGAAGTTCCACGTGAACGCGATCAGCCTGCCGCCCGGCTTCGCTGGTGGTGGCATCGCGCCGGGCTGGTCCCCGGGCCGCGACGACCAGCTCGTGCCGGTATCCGGCGGTGAGGCGATCATGCGGCCGGAGTGGACCCGCGCCGTCGGCGCGCAGCGGGTCCACCGCTGGAACGCCGCCGCGCGCCGTGGTGGTGTCGCCGCTGTCCTGGCCGAGCTGACCAGCGGGTTCGCTGACGGTGGGATCGTCGGCGGCCTGGCCAACCTCGGCGGCAAGCTGTGGAGCGGGGTGAACACCCTCGCCCGCGGCGTGACCGACTTCCTGAAGGACCCGGCCGGGTGGCTGCGCCAGGCGGTCAGCTCGGCGCTCGCCGGCCTGCGGCAGTTCACCGGCCCATACGGGCAGATGGCCGGCACCGCGGCCTCCACGATGGTCAGCCACGTCCTGGACGCCGCCAAGCATCTGGTCGGCTTCGGCGGCGGGGTGCCCAAGGGTGGGGTGATCCCGTCCGGCGCGCACGCCGCGCTCATCCGCCAAGCCCTCGGCCTCGCGGGTGTGGCCGACAACGCCGCCAACGAGTGGGCGGTCAACCTGATCGTGCAGCACGAGTCTGGGTGGAACCCCAACGCGATCAACCTGACCGACGTCAACGCCCAGCGCGGCGACCCGTCCCGGGGGCTCATGCAGACCATCGGCGCGACGTTCCGCGCGTACGCGCTGCCGGCGTTGCGCAACATCTTCGGGGCGCTGGACAACCTCGTCGCCGGTATCCGCTACGCGGTCAGCCGCTATGGGTCGCTGCTGAACACCCCCGGGCCGCGGTCGGTCCTCGCGGGCGGACCGTACCGACCTTATGACACCGGCGGATGGTTGCCACCAGGGCTCACGATGGCATGGAACGGCACCGGGGCGCCGGAGCGGGTCCTCGGCCCCGGCGAGCACCGGACCGGCCCCGCCGTCCACATCGAGCACGCCACCTTCACCGACGGGGCCGACCTGGACCTGCTGCTGTCGAAGGTCCAATTCGCGGGGAGCAGGCTATGAGCGAAACGGTCCGCATCGCCGGGCATGGCACCTGGGAGCTGCACGACGAGGACGGCCTGCTGGTCGCCCGCGGCGCGTTCACGAACCTCGTGACGACGGTGGGTGACACGATGTACGCCGAGCGTGGCGCCGGGATCGCCAACCTGAACACCCCGACCGGGATGCGGCTGGGCACCGGGCTGACCGAGCCGTCCAAGGCCGGTGCGGGTGCCGCGATCGGCAGCTACGTCACCGGCTCCGCGCGGGCGTTCGACAACGGCTATCCGATCGCGTCGACGGCCGGCTCCGCGTTGCGGATCACCTACCGGGTGACGTGGCCGGCCGGTGTGGCGACCGCGACCGCGATCGCCGAGGCGGTCATCACCAACGAGAACCCGCTCACCGACACCGCCGGCACCGAGGCGAACACGATCGCCCGGGTGCTGCTGCGCCCGGGCATCGACAAGGCCGGCGGGCAGCCGTTCACGCTCACCCTCAACCACGACCAGCAGGGGAGCTGACGGGTGGTCGCGCCGTGCCTGAACACCTTCGAGGGGATCACCGACGGGACGACCGTCGATGTGAACAACTCCGGCGGGCTGTGCGGCGACCCGTTCAACGTCACCAGCTCCGGGAGCGGCTCGACGCTGATCGCCGACTCCACCCACGCCGCGCACGGCTCCCGCGGGCTCAAGGTTGCCACGAGCGCCACGCCCTACTCCCCGTTCGTCGCCTGGACCGAGACACGCCTGGGCAAGCTGAAGACCAGCTGGGTGCGCTTCTACCTGTTCATCACCGCGAACCCTGCGGCCAACCACCGGGTGATGACGTTCATCGGCGGCGGGACCGCCCGCGGCGGGGTGCTGGTCACGACCACGGGGAAGCTGCGCAGCGTGGACGCAGCCGGCGCCACGATCCAGAACACCGCCACGTCGATCGCGCTCAACCAGTGGATTCGGGTGGAGGTGATGCTGACCGGCGACGCGTCCACCGGGCAGGTCATCGTGCAGCTGTACAACTCACCCGAGGCGACCACGCCCACGGAGACGATCACCAGCGCGGCGAGCTTCAACACCGGCGGGGACGTCGACGCGTGGCGGTTCGGGCTGAGTGCCAGCCAGGCGTCGGTCGGCCCGTACTGGATCGACGACCCCAACGTCTCCGCCGACGGGTGGATCGGCCCGTTCGACCCGTTCAACCAGAACCTGATCGACCCGATGTGGTCGGTCGACACCCACGCCGCCGATGCGGGCGTCCCCGGCCGCTCCGCCGTGCTCGACGGCACCGCCAGCTACCTGGAGGTCCCGCTCGGCGCTGACCCGACCAACCTGCTCGGCGGGGACTCCGCCGGGTTCGAGGCGTCCGCCGGCTCGTGGGCGGCGGTCACGAACTGCGCCGTCGCCCGGTCCACCGCGCAGTCCTACGCCGGCTCGGCGAGCCTCGCGGTCACCGCCACGGCCGGCGGGGAGGTCAAAGCCGAAAGCCCGATCGTGCCGGTCAGCCCCGGACAGACCGTCCGCGGGCAGATCGCCACCCTCGCCCAGGCCGCCGGCCGGGTCATGTACGCCAAGCTGTCATGGACGCTCGCCGGTGCCCCGGTGTCCTCCGTCGCCGGCCCCGCGACGACCTGCTACAACGGCGTGTGGGTGACCGCCACGGTGGAAGCGGTCGCGCCGGGCGGGGTTGACGGGGTGCGGCTGCTGCTCGACTACTTCACCCCCGGCGCCAGCGAGGTCGTCTACGTGGACGACGCGCGGCTGCTGCTCGGCGCCGGCAGCCCGTTCTCCATCCCGACGACCGGCGAGCTGACCGTCATGGCGCTCATGCGCCCCGACTCGCTGCGCATGGCCCAGCGGGAAGGCTCCGGGTACGTCCATTGGCTCGGGAAAGGCACCCCAGGCGAGCATGAGTGGACGTTTCGGATGTACCAGCTCGGCAACACCGAAAACCGGCAGAACCGCATCTCGTGCTACGCCTTCAACCTCAACGGCGGTTTGGGCAACGGGTCGTACTTCCAGGACCCGCTCGTGCCAGGCGAGTGGATGCTCATTACCGGCGCGTGGGACGCGACCAGCGTCGCGATCTACCGCGACGGGGTGAAGCGGGACACCGACCCGCTCGACCAGTCGGCCACGTCCGGGCCGGTCATCACCCCCGCGTGGGGCTCGGCGCCGGTGCGGATCGGCACCCGCGACTTCGGCAGCTACTTCCAGGGTGGCATGAGCCGCGTTGCGATCTGGAACCGGCGGCTGTCCGACGGGGAGATCACCGCCCTGCAGACCGCCCGGGCCGCCGGCACCCTCGACGACCAGATCACCGCCACGTCCGGGCTGGTCGGCTTCTGGAAGCTCGACGAGGGCGACGGGGCGACCCAGGCAGTCGACACCGCCGCCGGGCGCACCGCCGCGTGGTTCCCGGCCGCGGACACCGAGTACGCCGGCTATGCCACCGGCCAGCTCGGCGACGTCAGCCCGATCATCGCCGACATCGACGCCGGCTATGTCGACGCGCTGTGGCTGACCGAGACGCTCCCGGACGGCACCACCGAAGAGCTGTGGATCAAGCCGGCGGCGGCCAACGGCGGCGGGATCTGGTTCAACGACCTCGACCTCGGCTACGCCGACGTGCGCGAGATCATCGAGGTTCTGCCCGGCCGCGACGGCGCCGACGATTACACCTCCTACGCCGCCGCGAAGGCGGTCAGCGTGTCCGTGGTCGTCGTGCCGACCGTGGGCGCCACGATCGGCGCGTCGATGGACCGCCTGACGGCGTGGATGGACCCCTCGCGGCGCCCGACGCTGCACTACCGCCTCGCCGGCCAAGGCGACCGGCAGATGACCGTCCGCGCGGCGCAGCTCGGCCGGCCCGCGACACGTGCCGGCCGCGGGCGCCTGGAGGTCTCGCTTGGCTGGAAGGTGCCCGATGGCCGGGCGTACGAGGACGCGATCCACCTGGCCAGCATCAACCCGACCGCGACCAGCATCTCCGGGCGGGTCTACCCGCGCGCCTACCCGCGCTCCTACCCGGCCAACGTCGGCACCGGCATCGCCACCGTGCGAAACGGCGGGCCGCTGCGCGTGTTCCCGCTGGTCCGCATCTGGGGGCCGGTGACCAACCCGGCGATCACCAACGACCGCACCGGCCAGACCGTGAAGCTCACCACGACGATCAACGACGGCGACTACGCCGAGATCGACATGCGTGCGCGCACCGCGCAGCTCAACGGCAACCCCGCGCTCGCCGCGTCGCTGCGCGCCTACCTGACCACCCGCCAGTGGTGGCCGCTGGAGCGCGGCGACAACGCGATCCGGTTCCACCCGTCCACCGTCTCCGGCCGCGCGGAGGTGCTCTGGTCGGCCGCCTACCCGTAAGGAGCAGCCGATGACCCTCACCGTGCCCTTGTGGCTCAACAACCAGCCCGACCCGCCCGGGTACACCGCGACCGACGACCGGCAGCTCATCGCCGCGCTGGTCAGCGAAGGCGTGATCGGCGCGGCGGACCTCAAAGTCTCCCAGCGCGGCGCCGGGGCCAACTTCTCGGTCGACGTCGCGGCTGGCGCCGCCGCGGTCGTCGGCGATGACGTCGCCGGGCAGGGCACCTACCTGATCCGCTCGACCGCGGTCGAGAACGTGGCGATCCCGACCAAGCCGGCAACCGCCGGCCAGTCACGCAACGACCTGCTCGTCGCGCAGGTCCGCGACTCCAACATCTCCGGCTCCTACGACGACTGGCTGCTGACCGTCGTCTCCGGCGCGGCGACGTCGGGCACCCCGGTCGACCCGGCGCTGCCACCAACCGCGCTGGCGCTCGCGCGCGTGCTGGTCGCCAACTCGGCCACGAGCATCACCAACGCGGTCATCACCGACCTGCGCGCCGCCGCCCGCGCACCGGGCACCCCCAACGGCCGGTACACCACCGCCAAGACTGACGCGAGCGGCTACGTCGTCGTCACCCACTACCTCGGCTACACCCCACGGGTCCTGATCGCGCAGGGCAGCGCCCCGATCGGTGGGCCAGGCACGCTCGGCCAGATCATCGTCGACACCCTCGGCGCGACGACGTTTCGTGCCCGCTGCATCAACGCGGCGGGCACGCCGATCGCCAACTCGTGGGTCAGCTTCTACTTCCTCGGGGTGCCGTGAGCGCGCAGTGGGAGTTCGTGATCGCCAACCCGGCCGGCGGGGTGGATCTTGTCGGGCTGACCCACGCGACCGGTCGGCGGCTCAACGTGCGGCTGCTGGACGCCGGGGAGGCGTCCTGCACCCTCAACGGCCTGGAGACCGAGGCCGCCGCCGCGGTGGAGCTGGCCAGCGACCTGCGTGTCCTGCGCGACGGTGTGGCGTTGTTCCGCGGGCGGATCGGCCCGTCGTCGGACACGTTGACCGTTGACACGCAGACCGCGGAGATCGCCGCCTGGGACTACCGCCAGCTCCTGGAACGCCGCCACCTGTTCGCTGGGGACTCCGCGCTGACCGCCACCGGCGTCGAGCAGTCCCTGATCGCCTGGCACGCCATCCAGGCCACCCAGGCACGCACCGGCGGCAACCTCGCGATCACGCGTGGTGCGGTGCCCGGCAGCGCCGTCAACCGGACGGTGACGTTCGATCCGGGGTTGAGCGTCCGCGAAGCAATCGACCAGATCGCCCAGCTCGACAACGGCTTTGAGTGGGAGATCGGCGCGGACGGCAAGTTCAACGCCTGGAACCAGCGCGGCGCGGACCGCGGCTTCGTGGTGGACCTCGGCGGCACCGCCGCGTCCATCACCCGCCGGGTCGACCCCAGCCGGTTCGCCAACTGGCTGCAGGACGTCGACAAGCTCGGCGACATCGTGACCCGGCAGGTCAGCGATCTGGCGACCAGGCCGGAGGGCCGGTGGGAGCAGCTGTTCTCCGACACGGCGCTGAACGACACTACCGTGCTCGGGCTGCGCGCGGACTGGCTGCTCGCGCAGTACTCCACGATCCAGCCGGCGTGGACCGCGACCCTTCGCCGTGGCGTGTGGGGCGGCCCCGGTGACCTGTGGATCGGTGACACGGTGGGCATCCAGGTCGCCACGCCGAGGCTGACCGTCGACACCTCCTATCGGGTGCTTGAGCTGGCGATCGAATTGGACGATGCAGATGTTGAGACGGTGGCCGTGACCTTCGGTGACCGGTCGGTGACGTTGGACCGTCGGCTGCGCAAGATCCAGCAGCGCCTCGACGCCCTCGAGCGGCCATGAGAAGGAGACCTGTGGTTGCACAGATTGTCACGCCGAGGATCGTCACGCCGCGCGCGTTGATCCTGGCCAACCCGTGGGGTTTGGCCGCCAAGGCCGTCGCCGTCATCACCTGCCTGCTGCACTGGCTGCTGGGTGTGGACTCCGCAGCCCTCAACCATGCGCTGCCCCACCCGGTCGATGACGTGTGGTGGCTGCTGCTGCTGATCGCCGGTTCCGGGGGCGTCGTCTCCTACCTGCGCGCCCGGCCCCGGGCGGAGTTCTTGTGCTTGGTGTTTCTGGCGACGCTCGTCGGGGTGCTGTGGGCCGCCACGGTGGCGTTCTACGGCGTGCCGGGCCTGCTCGTCGCGCCGTTCTTGCCGGCGATCACCGCGGGCGCCCTCGGGCGCGCCTGGGCCGTCGCTCGCACCACCGCCTGGACCTAGGCCGTGGCGGCCTCCTGGGTGCCGGGGGCGCTCACATCCGTGCTCGGCGGCGGGCTGCTCGCCGGTGTTGTCGCAGTCCTGCGGCTCGGCCCTGATCGAGGTAAGACCGTCGCGGAAGGCGCCGCTGCCGCGGTGGAGGCTTTGCATCAGAGTCTGGAACGCCAAGCGGTCGATCTGGCCAACTGCCGGTCTGAATGTAGGGCATATCGCAAACGGGCCTTGCATGCTGAACGCATGGCCGCTCAGCAACGGCTCATTGCGGACAGCTTCCGTGCCAGATATGGCGAACTCTCCGGAGAGGATTCGGAAAGCTGTTGATGAAATAGCGGGCGACAGAACGTGCAAACGACCATGCATCATTACGTACGTGAGCCCGTGTCTCTCCAGCCCTGCTGAGCTGGACGTTTGTGCCTTTCGCTGCCATACTTCCCGTATGGGTTGACTGCCGTTGAACCAGGTGGAATCGCGGGCGGTAGACCGCCAGGCAACCCGGACGGTTCCCCGTCATTTCCAACGGCCGCTATGCCCGCAGGCACGCCGGGTGGTCTACCTGCTGGCTTGTCAGGCGGTCTGCCGCCGTTGTTGTCGTACGGTGTCACCGCGGGTGCCGCCGGTGGTGAAGCTCCCGCTCGACCGCGTGGTGTACCAGCCGGGGGAACGTCTTGGGCGAATGGTGTTCTGCCGCCCGGCTGGACCGTAGATGACCCATGCGTCCGATTCCGCTACACTCCGCGTATCGCATCGCCGGTCGGTCCAGGGGGTAGCACGTGCGCGTCATCACCGTTTGTGGGCTCAAGGGGGGCGTGGGCAAGACCACTAGCGCCGTCCATCTCGCCGCGTGGTGGGCGCGGCGCGGCCCGACGCTGCTGGTGGACGCCGACCCGCAGGGCTCGGCGCTGTCGTGGGTGGAGCGGGCGGAGCCGGCGCCCGGGTTCGACGTCGCCGGCCTGCCGACCCGCCAGCTCGGCCGGCAGCTTCCGGGGCTGGCCGCCGGCCGGGAGACGGTGGTGGTGGACACCGGCCCGGGGCAGGAGCATCGCGAGATCGTGTTGGCCGCGCTGGCCGTGTCGAGCCTGGCGGTGTTGCCGGTCGCGCCGAGCTACATGGAGCACGACCGCCTGGACGCGACGCTGGAGCTCGTCGCGCTCGCGGAGACCGCGAACCCCGGCTTGCAGTGGCGGGTGCTGCTGACCCGCGTGCGGCAGGGCACCGCGAGCGCGCGGGTCGCGCCGGAGGTGTTGGCGGGGGAGTGGTCGCTGCCGCTGCTGGGCGCACAGGTCCCGCTGCACGAGCGGTACATGCAGGCGTTCGGTACCACCCTGGACCGTGATCTGGGGGCGTACGAGGCCGTCGGGACCGCGACAGCGGGGTTGCTGGACGCGGCCTCGGCGGTGGTCTCATGAGCCCGTCCAAGGCGGATGAGGCGCGCGAGCGGATGCGTGCCGCCGCGGTGCGTCCCGGCGCAGCCCAGCGGCTGATCGGGGAGCCGGCACAGCCGGCGGGGGAGGCCCCCGCTGCCCAGCCGGACCCGACCCTGCTTCCGGTCGACCGGCTCACGGCCGTTGTCCCACATGGGGTTTATGACAGACTACGACGGTACGCGCGGCGTCACGAGATGACCTATACCGACATCGTGCGTGCGGCCTGGGCCAGCTCGACCCTCGCGCAGATGTCGCTGCCGCGACCACCTGCCGAAGGCCACCTGCTCAGCCCAGACCTGCTCGTCACCCTCGCCGGTACCCGGCGGCGTCGGGTGGAGGGCCGTCAGGTGAACCTCTACCTCGCGGTCGGGGAGCGCCGCACCCTCCAGGCGGCGGTCGCCGCCGGCCAGGCGCTTCACTTGTCGGACGTGGTGACGAGACTACTGGAGGACTGGCTGCCGTCCCGGTAGGCGCTTGGCCAGAAGCGCCACGGCAGTCGGAGGGGGGTCGCGTGGACGACGACGCCTACGGGCGCGTGTTTGATGCACAGCAGCACCAGACCCGGATCGAGCTGCACGGCGCGAAGCGGGGCCTGCGCAAGGCGCGCTGGCAGATCGCCATCGCGGCGCTCGTCGGCGCGAGCGTGGTGGCCGGCGCCGCCTGGCAGCTACGTCCGGCCTGGCGCATCGCGCTGCTCGAGACGGTGTGCTTCTTCTGGGGCTACATCGTGCTCAGCGCGTTCCGGGAGTGGACCCAGGCCGGCTACGCCTACCGCGTGGTGTACCGACACAAGGCGCGCCTGGACCAGGCCGCCGGCTGGGTGGCGCAGTCCACCGTGTGGATCGGACATCGCATCGCCGAGTTCGGGTTCAACGCCCCCAACCCGGCCGCCGCCGCCACCGAGTACCGGCTGCGCTGCGAGTGCGGCGAATGCTTCGCCTCCCGCGTCCAGGCCGAGGTGTACCAGGCGCATCAGACCCACGCCCGGGAGGAAACGCGCCTGTGAACGCCGACCTGCACACTGACCTGATCCGCGACCCGGCGACGCTGACCGCGCTGCGCAGCCTCGAGGCTGGCGTGGACGCAGGCGGCTGGGATCAGCCCGCGCGGCTGTTCACGCTGCACCGCGACTCCCACGACCGGCTGCACCCGGTGGAGATCACCGCCGCCGCTGCGTTCGGCGACGTGCATCCGGTTCGCATCATCCGGGCGCTGGCCGCCGCGCTCAGCCGGGTGCCCACCGACCCGGGTAGCGGCCTGACTGAGGCGATGCTCGACTCCATCGACATTCACGCCTGGGTGCTGCTCAGCGAGGCGTGGATGGTCGACGCGCCCGCTGACAACGCCGCCGGGGCACTGGCCGCTGCGGATGAGCGGCTGTTGCATCTGCACCCGCATCGCGTCGAGATCCGCACCGTCAACGCCGTCGACCGCGGCGGGCGCGTGGAGGTCCTCATCCGCCGCCGTGGCCAGGACCTCGCCTCGACACCGCCGGGCTCTGAGCTGTCCGGGTCGGTCCTCGAAGCGCTGCGCGCGCTGATGACCGCCACGGTGCGGATGAGCGCGGGGGGTGCCCGGTGATCCCCGTCCAGGCATCCCAGGCGGTCGACGTGCTCGTCGTGCTCGTGCCCCGCGCACACTGGGGGGAGCTGGACCCGCCGAGCCCGCGGGTCGCGGCGTGCCTGCGGCGGGCGGCCAACGACTTTGCCGCGCAGTCCAACGACTGCATCTCCCGGCTGAGCGGGCCGGTCGTCCGCCGGGAGCTACGCACCGAGCGGTGGCGGTTCACTTCCGACCCTGACGAGCTGGAGACCTACGAGCTCGACACCACCGCGGTCGCCGCGATCCATGACGCGACCGAACGGCTGCACCGTGCCGCGCTCATCCTGCGGGAGCTGGGCGGCGCGGTGCTGGTCGCGGTGGGGGAGCTGGTCTACGACGTCGATGTGATCCCGGCGCGGAGCAACTGATGGCCACCATTCGGCGCTTCATCCCCGCCGGCCTGATGGCCCGCATCCCCCACAAACGCTGGCAGGTCCGCTTGCCCAGCCCCGACACGCGGCTGCTGCCGGACATGGACATGCCCTGGATGCGCTTCTGGAGCCGTTCCAAGGCCGAGGCCCGGCTGCGACGGCTGAACCTCGACGACAGCCGCCGACCGCTGTACGTCCTGGTGGACCTGCTGACCGGGGAGACTCCGGAGATCGACCCGGCCGGCCCCGTCGCCCGGCCGGAAGGCAAGTGGATGCGGCGGCTGCTCTACCCGGTGAATATCGCCGTGCTGGCGTACAACCTGTGGGCGCTGAGTGGCGCGACGTTGACCTCCCAGCGGGTGCTGCTCGGCGTCTTGCTCGTCACCCAGTCGTTCATGCTCGGCGTGGTGGGCACCCGCCGGCTCGCGAAGGCCGGTGCGCCGTGAGCCTGTGGCAGTGGCACGACGGAGAGATCATCCCGACCGACGTGGACGTGATCGAGGTCCAGGCGCTGGAGCAGTTCCGCGTGGCCGGCTTGGACTGCGTGGTCCGCGCTGGCTTCCACACCCTGAACGGCTACGTCCGCCGCCCGCCGCTGCTCGCCGACCTTGCGCTCGCCGACCTCGACGAGGTGGGCGACCCGCATGGCGGGTTCACCTTCGAGGACCCCGACCATGGCTGGGTCGGCTTCGACACCGGCCACGCCTTCGACTACTGGAATCCCGACGACCTTGCGGGCCTCGTCGGTGACGAAGGGCTGATGGTCGCGGCCATCCAGTGGCGGATCTACACCGACCACCCGCCGATCCTCGGCTTCCCGGCCTTCCGCTGGACCCGAGCGGCGGTCCGCGCCGAGACCTTCCGGGTGGCGTGGGCGCTGGCTGACTACACGCTCCTGGTCGCCGCCTCGCGGATGCTGCCGGCACCCGGGCAGGTGCGCGCATGACCGGCGAGCCGATCAGCACCGTGGCAATGCCGGCCAGGGTCGCGGCGCTGCCACGCGACCGGGCCGGCCGGCCGGTGCCGTGGTTCGCGGCGTGGATCGAGGGCGAGCCGGAGTTCCGCGTCATCGCGCCGGGCAAGCGCATCGACGCGCTGCGCTTCGGGTCGTGCTGGGTGTGCGGCCAGAAGGCGACCGGCCGCCGAGGCTTCGTCATCGGCCCGATGTGTGTGGTGAACCGCGTCACCGCCGAGCCGCCCGCCCACGTGGACTGCGCGGTGTACTCCGCACGGGTCTGCCCGTTCCTGACCCGCCCGGCGATGGTGCGCCGCACGCGCAGCCTGCCCGCCGGGGTCGAGCCGCCTCCCGGGATCATGCTGGAGCGAAACCCCGGCGTGGCGGTGGTCTGGGTGGCCCGCCACTACCGGCTGGTGGATGACGGGCGTGGGGGAGTGCTGCTGCGCCTGGGGGACCCGGAGCGCGTGGAGTGGTACCGCCAGGGCCGCCCGGCGACCCGCGCGGAAGTCGACGACGCGATCGACGCCGGCTTGCCGGCGCTGCGCGAGCTGGCCGAGCAGGACGGTGGCCTGGGCGAGCTGGACCGCATGGTTGCCGCTGCGCGCACGTGGCTGCCATGAGCAAGAGCACCCGGCCGGCGCCGGGCACGATCGCGGCGGAGGCCGCGGAGCTGCGGGAAGTCATCCGCGAAGGCCACGCGCTGCTCAAGGACCTGCGCGCGGCGACCGCCGAGGCCCGCACGCTCATCGCCAAGCTGGCCCGCGAGCAGGTTGGCGAGGCGGTCGCCGCCGAGGTCGCCGCCCACGTCGAGGCGGTGGGCCAGCACCTGACCTCCAGCGCCGCCAACGCCATCACCGTCGCTGAGGGGCGCATCGCCCGTCGGTTCGCCGAGATGGAGGAAATGCTGATCGGGGTCGGCAAGACCGCGCCGGAGGCGTTGCAGCACGCGATCCGCACCGCGATCGCGCTCCGCGACCCGGGCAACGCCGCCAGCAAGCGACGGCTGGACGCGCTGGCGGAACTGGCTGCGGCGCTGCCGATCGTGCAGGCCGCGAGTGGGGACGAGCTGACCCTACCGGCCTTCGACAGGCCCGCTGGTGGGACCCGGTGACCGGGCCGCGTCCCACCAGCGGCCACCTCGTCGTGTGCCTGGACTTCGACGGGACACTCCACCGCTACTCGCGCGGCTGGGCCGACGGCGAGATCTACGACCCGCCGGTTCCCGGGACCGCGGCGGCGCTGGCCGACATGGCTGCGCGAGGCTGGACGCCGGTGGTCTGCTCATCACGGACCCCACCGGGCGACATCCGCGCGTGGCTGGCCCGCCAGGGCCTGCCGGACCTGGCGGTCACCAACGTCAAGCCAGCGGCGGTCGCGTACGTGGACGACCGAGCGGTCACCTTCGAGGGCGACTGGCCGGCGGCGCTCGCCGCGGTGGACCGGCTGATTCGGCGGGGGCCGTGGACGCGGGGGATGGGGGAGCGGTGATGGACGACGCGGAGTTCGAGCGGCGGCTGCACGGTGAGGAGTTCCGCGCCGCGCACCGGCTGACCGGCATGGTGGCAGTGACCTACGCCGGGTTCACCCCCGAGCAGCGTGAGGTCGCGCGCGAAGGCATCCTGAGCGTGTTCCGTGAGATGGACGGCACGCCAGCCGAGGCCGAGGTGGACGCGCCGGCCGACGAGGCAGTGCAGGGCCTGGGCGTGGTGGTCGTGGAGCTGAGCGACGTGACCGACCTGGACGAGGTGGCGCGGCTGGCGTCGGACATGCTCGCCGGGCGCCGATCGCCGGTCAAGGTCTACGCCGCCGTCCGCGAGGCCGCCGCCCAGGTGCTCGCGGCCTTCCGTGACCTGCCCGAGCGCGAGCGGCCTCGATGAACGACCAGGCCGCCCAGGTCGCCCGGGTGATTGCGGAGATCGCCGCGGGGATGATCCGGGTTGCCCAGGTCATGCCGGACCGGACGCTCGGCCAGGAGAACGGCTGGGTGGTGCGCCTGGCCGAGGACCTCGCGGCGCGTGCCGCCGCGGGCGCGGTGAGCACCTGTCCGCACTTGGACGAGCCATGCCCAGCGGTCACGGCGGCGTGGCGACGCGACCTGGTGACGTGCATCGACTGCATCGGCCAGTTCGACCTGTCGGCCGACCCGGTGGCCGACGCGACGTGCGACGTGTGCGGCCGGGTGTGCCCGGACGGCCTGCACCCGAGCATCGCCCAGGCCGGCACAGTGCTCATCATGCTCGGCCGCTGCGAGCAGTGCCGGCCAGGTGACGGCGCATGATCGGCCCCGGGGAGCCGGCGGAGGTGCACGGCAGGTATCGGCTGCGGTTCCGCGCGGCGGCGAGTGACTTGTGGACGACTGAGGACGAGTTGAGCTTGTTGTCGGCGATCAACCGGGTCCGCCAGCTTGTCGCGGTCGGCTGCGAGTGTCGCCTGGATCGGTGGATTCGAGGGGCACCCATCACGATCGAGACGTTCGCGGCTCGTCCTACTTCGTCCCAGAATGCCCACGGATGAGGTTATGATAATGCTGATTACCAACACGTCTGACAGGGTTTGGGGGGAGCGGGATGGCTGCGACGGTGTTGGACGTGGCGGACCTGCTCGGCCGCTTCGGGCTGGTCGGCTTCACGTTCGGGCCGGTCGGCGCCAGGCGCCCGCGGTCCGAGGACGGGTGGGCCGGGCGGACGTGGTATGCGACGGTCCAGCTCGCGCCTGGGGGCTGGGCAATTGAACCCGGCGCCAACGCCGACGCCGCCGCCCGCGCGCTCGCCGAGCGGGTCATCGGCGGTCGCGCCTGCGATGCGTGCGCCCGGCCGATCGCCTTGTGCGACGCCGCCGAGCAGCCGCGGGCCGGCTATTGCGGGTGGCGCCGGGCGCCGCTATGGGAGCCGGAGTGTTGCCCGGCGCCCACCTACGCCGAACGAGCCGCGCGGCTGCGGCGCACGTGGAGCCTGGCCGGGCCGATGCTCAGCCCGCTGGTCGCGCCCGAACTGGAACCCGCGGGCGGTGCGCCGTGCACGTGACGTTCACAGTTCCGGCCGGTGAGCACACCCGGTTCCAGCACGGCTGCTTCGACGCGCAGCTCGGCAAGCAGGTCACGATGCGGGTGCCCAACCGCTCCCAGCCGTGCGACGTGACGCTGCTGGCGGTCAGCTACGCGATGGACGGGCTCAGCGTCGAGGTCACGGTCGACGTGCCCCGCTCGGTCGTCATGACCGACGTCGTACCCGGCAAGCTCAACACCGGGGAGCCGGTGCTGTGAGCGGCCGGCTGAACGGCGAGCCGGTCGGCCCGGAGCTGCCCGCCCCGGTCGCCTGCGGCGGGTGCGGGATGCCGGTCTACCACGCGCAGGACATCGTGGCCTACGACAAGGCGGGCCTGCCGATCCTGGGCGGCACCGCGATCACGTTGGAGCGCACGTTCACCCGCCCGGGCCAGGCGTGGACCCTGACCGCGCACGAGTGTGCGGGGCGCGGCGATGGCTGAGCTGGAGCTCGCCGGCGAGCTGTGCCTGCTCGACGCTCCCCCGCCGGCACCGGGCAACCCCGTCAGCGTGTATCTGGCGGGCCTGGAGTCGGTGGAGTCCCGCCGCGGGATGCTGCTCAGCCTGCGCACCGTCATCGCCGTAACCGAGGGCCTGGACGTGCGCGAGGTGCCGCTGGAGGCCGCCTACCGGTTTCCCTGGTGGCGGCTGCGGGTGCATCACACCGCGGCGATCCGTGCGGCGCTGGCGGGCCGCTACCAGCCCGCGAGCGCCAACCGGCACCTGGCCGCGCTGCGGGGGGTGCTCAAGGCGTGCTGGCAGCTGGAGCTGATGACGACCGACGCCTACGAGCGCGCCCGCCACGTCGGCCGGGTTCGCGGATCGGGGCTGCTGCGCGGCCGGCACGTGGACACCGGGGAGGTCGTGGCGATGGTGGCGAGCTGCCGGGCGGACGCGCCCCGGCCGGCCGGCCGGCGCGACGCGGCGCTGCTCGCGCTCATGTTCGGCGGCGGCCTGCGGCGCACCGAGATCGTGGCGCTGGACCTGGGCGACTATGAGCCGGAGACCGGCTGGCTGGCCGTGCGCCACGGCAAGGGCCGCAAGGCGCGCCGGGTCGCGCTGGACCGCGGCGCCCGCGCGGCGCTGGACGACTGGCTGGCGCTGCGCGGCAGCGCGCCGGGGCCGCTGGTGTGCCCGTTGGACCGCCGCCGGCTGCGGGTGGAGATCCGTCGCCTGTCCGCGCAGGCGGTGTACGGGGCGACGGTGCGCCGCGCGCGCCTGGCCGGGGTGCGACCGCTTAGCCCGCACGACGGGCGCCGGACGGTCGCCGGGGAGCTGCTGGAGCGCGGCGCGGACCTTGTGACGGTGCAGCGCCGCCTGGGCCACGCCAGCTCCGACACGACCGCGCGCTATGACCGGCGCGGCGACCGGGCGCAGGAGCGCGCCGCCGGGCTGCTGCACTTCCCCTGGGGTTGACCCGACAAGGAGGGGTGTCTGATGCCGTACCCGCCCCACCGTCTGACGACGGTTGAGGATCTCGGCGAGGTCCTGCGAGCGATCGACCGGGCACGCATCCGCGCGAGCCAGGACCGCTACGCCGCGGGCGTCTGGGAGGCGTTGCGGTGGGTGCTGGGCGCGCCGCCGGAGGATGACCTGGCGGCGCTGCTGGCACCTGATGAGGGTTGAAAGCTCCGGCGGCCACCGCTGCCGTGCCCGGGGACGTAGGTGTCCGACGGCCGCCGGAGACTGCGGTGAAGTCTAGCCGGCGACGGCCTTGGAGGCGCGGAAGTCAAACCCGCCGATGAGCTGCACGATGACGAACGCGCCGGTGGTCCCTTCCAGGCGGTCTTCATTCAGATGAACGGTGCCGTTGCCCTGCGCGTTCGTCGTGATCTCGGCCTCGTCGCCGAAGCAGTTCTCGCCGCTTGGGATCTGCACGAGTGACACAGCGTAGGCCGCGTTCGGGGCGCCGTCCTTGAGGCTGACGGTCGCCTGCACCTTGCTGTCGGCGAATTGGACGACCGCGAACGCCTTGGTGTCGGTGCCGGACGTCGCGCCGACGTTGCACGCGCCGGACGGTGCGGCGAGCAGCGCGACCTTGCCGGCCTGCTCGGCCGAGGCGGGTCCGGCCGCGAGCGCGCCGAGGATGACGGCGGCGACCGCGAGGCTGGCGAGTCTGCGAAGCATGGAAGTGGCCCCCCTTGTCTGGTGGTACGGGTTGATGCGCGCGCAGTGTACGGCCGACCACAAGCATCACATCGGCGAGCAGGCCATGCACGCAAACGGCCCCGGACGTGAAGTGTCCGGGGCCGAATGCAAGCCGACGTTCAGTACTCGTCGGGTCGCAGGATGGTGGTCATGGACCGGTCGCCTTCGGTGATGACCCACAGGCGCTCGTCGCGCTGGCCCGGCGCGAGGTCGCCGGGGTCGGTCGGGCTGCCGTACGCGGACAGCAGGCGGGTGCCCTGACGTAACGCGGTGGCATTGGCCTGGGCGTCCTCGGTGGACAGGTAGCCCCAGTCGCCCGCGACGTGGCGGGCGAGCAGGTCGTGGGGCTGGATGCTCAAGTCGGCCATGAGCGCCAGCGCGCCGGACGTGGCGACGATCTTGCCGAAGGGGGAACAGGGGCTCAGGCATCGGTTTCCTCCAGGTCGTGGGCGCGTTTCATCCAGTCGCGCACGGCCAGCGCCGGCCGGGTTGCGCGCGCGCCGGCGGCGACGCCGACCAGGTAGACCTCGGCTTGGGCGGTGGTCAGGCGCCGGACCGGGCCGAGCGTGGTGTCGCGGATGGTCCACACGGCGCCGGCCGGACCGCGGGTGACGGTCCACTCGTGGACGGCTCCGGCGCGCACGGCGGCGTCGAGGGCCGTGCCGATGCGCGTGGCGCGCGGCACCGGGCGGCTCACCGGGCACCGGCCTGGGCGGTGGTGGCGGCGGCGCCGGCTGCGGCGGCGGCGCGTGCGTTCGCCTTGGCGGCCATGCGCGACATGCGGCGCCATGCCTCCGCGCGGGCCTCGCGGGTGGCGATGGCGACGTCGAGGCGGGGGCCGGCGGCTTGGATCTCGCCGAGGGGGTTGAGGTGGTGGCCGCCGTCGACCCGGGCGATGATCCGCTCGCAGTCGCGGGTGAGGGCGACGGCGAGGTCGCGGACGTAGCGGCCAGCGTCGATCAGGTCCTGCGCGGTCATGGTGAGTTCGGCGTAGAAGGGCTGGTCGGTGTTGTCGAGGTCGAGCCCTGCCTGGGCGAACAGGGTGCGGGTGTCGTCGGTGGTGGTCATCGGGGGGCCTCCTGGACCGGTGGTTCCTGTCACGTTCACTGTACACGAAACACGACAGCACCTCAAGCAGTTTCTTGCGGGGTCGCGTCGTCGCGGGCGAACGCCGGCAGGGTCAGGCCGAGCGGCTTGGCCAGGTCGGCGAGCTCGCGGTTGCGTGCCGTCCACTCGGCCCGGGAGATGGCGCCGTCGCGGTAGCGGCGGTTGTTGGCGTCCAGCGCCTGGTGCAGTTCGCGCAGGGTCATGGGGGCCTCCTTCGCAGGGTCGGGTCGGCAGGGTTAGTAGGCGATCTCGCGCAGGTGCGCGCGCAGGCGCGGCACGTCCCACCCGGCGATCGTGAGGGCTTCGGCGGCGCTCCACCGCAGCTCGGCGGTGTCGGTGAGCCGGGCGTAGAACTCGGCGGCGTGCTCGGCGTTGCCGTTCGCGCCGACGATCACGTCGAGGGCCTTGCGGTCGCTGAGGGCCAGGAAGGCGAGGCGGCGGGTCGACAGGTTGCTGTTGACGATGACCTGGGCGGCTGCGTGCCGGGCGGTGGTGCTCATCGGGGGGCCTCCGGGCTTGTGGGGTCTGCTGGTACGTCTACTGTACATCAAACACGACACCCGCAGGGATCGGCAGGACTGCTGATCTGCCGTGGCGCGAACCGCTGACCTGCGGAGATCGCCCGATGATCTCGTTTCATGTACACTAGGCCAAGCATCGACCCCAAGGAGGCCGCGATGAGCAACCCGGTCAACCGCACGGAGATCGCCCGCCGTGCCGGCGTGGCGCCCGAAACCGTCTCGCGCTGGCGCCAGCGCGCCAAGGAGGACCGGCTCGCCGAGCCGTTCCCCGAGCCCCGATGGGAGGCTGGCCGCATCGTCTGGTGGGACTGGGACGAGGTGTCGGCGTGGCTGCACCGCACCGGCCGGATGGAGCGTGCGTCATGAGGGCCGCCGACATCGCCCAGCTCATCGTGATCGGCACCGGCTTCGCCGGCCTGCTGGTCCTGTTCGGCCGCCTGACCCGAACCGTCGGCAAGGTCGAGGGCCGCATCGACGGCCTGGAGAAGCGTCTGGAGGACGGGCTGCGGGACGTGAGGGACCGCCTCGACGGGGGTCTACGTGACCTCCGGGAGCGGCTGGCACACCTCGAGCTGCGCATGGACGAGCACCTCGTCTACCACGGCTCGACCCCGCCGGAGCAGGGTCGACGTGCCCGCCGGTCGGCATCATGACGACCCTGACCGTCTGCGTGAACTGCGCGCACGGCGGGCATGGCCTGTGCCCCGGCCAGGTGTGGGCCTGGCCGCCACCGGCCAACCCGGACGCCCCGCAACCGGGCAAGGTGCCGTGCGGCTGCGCGGTCGCCGGGCACCCTCCGGCCGCTCGCGGCCTGCCCCGGATCAGCTTCCACGAGCACCGCTACCGCTGCCTCGTCTGCGCCGCCGAGACCGAGGACGTCGCAGCAGGCCCGGCCGGCTGGTGTCACCGGTGCGAGCGGATCACTCCGCGGGAGCCGGCGTGAACCTCCCACCGAACCGTGAAGGGCTGGAGGCGCTGATCGTCACGCTTCTGGCAAACGCACCACCACCGCCGCCGAACCTGGCCGACGCGATTGCCGAGACGGTCGCCGGTACCCGGTCCATGATCGCCCGGTACGGCGTGAACCCCGACAGCCGGGAGGCGCTGCTCGCCGTGGTCGTCGGCGCGCTGATCGTCAGCGGCGACATCGAGACGGTCGACGGTCTAACCGAAGCGGGCAAGGCGGCAGTCGGCGGGTCCATCTTCGCAATGGCCCACCTGGTCAACGACGCGCGGATGGGCAGCTAACCGGCTAGCAGGCTGGCGGCATGGCGCGCGCTGTTGCCGTCAGGAACCACGTCCCGGCGGGCAGGTCGTCGGGGATTTCGACTGCGGGGCGGTACTGCTCCCAACTCACCTGGACCTCGCCGAGGGTCACGCCGTCGCGCCGGGCGCGGCGCAGCAGCCGGTCGGTCACGTAGAACTCCGCAACGGTCCGGTCGGCGGCCAGCGCCGCGGTCACCGGCACGCGCTCGACGTAGGTCGCCGTCACCGCGATCCCTCGGCGTCGTCGTGCTTGGCGAGCTGGTCCATCACGACCGCCAGCGCGGCCAGGCGCAACCCGAGCTGGCCGGCGACGGCCGGCTGGCTGTCAGCGTCGATCGTCTCGCCGGCCAGGAAGACCTGCCGGGCCGCCTCCAGGCACAACGTTCGAGTCGGGGTGCCCATCGCCGCCCGGACCGCGTGCGCCTCGGCCTGGACGTCCTCGCGGGTGCGCTGCGACTGCACGTCGAGCATGAGCAGCGCCTCGTTGAAGAACGGGCCGACGATCTGGTCCAGCTCGTCGGTGGTGGCCTTGCGGATCGCGTCGACAACACGCGGGTCTTGCTTCACCGGCCCACCGCCTCGGGCGGAACGCCGTAGACCGCCTGGGCGCCGGGTGGCAGCGCGTAGCCGGCCTCCCACGGCCAGCGGTGCTCGGCGTCCGGCCAGACAAGCTGGAAGGCACGAGCCGGCCGGCCAAGGATCGCGGAGGCGACGTTGACCGGCGCATCGGTGCCGAGGTCCAGCGGCATGAGCGCATAGCCCTCGGCGAGCGCGTCGACCACAGGCAGCCCATGGCGCACCCGCCGCCGCTTGCCGGCTTGCAGATCCATGGCGAGCGCGCCGAGCACGTTGTGTGCCGTGTCCATGTCCAACCCGCACAGCAGCAGCTCCGGGTGGTCGGGCTCCAGGCCCACCGTATAGGCGAACGGCTCCTCGTCGTGCGGCACGACCCCCTGCACGATGACGCCGTAGCGGTCGAGCTTGTCGCGGACGCCGGCCAGGAACTCGTCGGTGCGTGCGCGGTTGAGTTCCGCCAGCTCGAGCGCGCAGGCGTCGCACAGCGCCGGCCCGCCGCACCGTGCGATGCTGCCGTCCTCGTTGGGCGTGACGTGCCCATGTCCCATGTGGTTCCCCCCCTTGCGCGCGCCCGGGCCTCAGCGCCGGTCGCGGGTGATGACGATGACGAGCGCGGCAGCCAGGTTGAGCCCTCCGAACACGCCAAGGGCCGTGGCCACCAGATGCGGGTTCCACCCGCGCCACACCAGCCACGCCCAGCACAGCACCGCGACGCCGCCGGAGAACTGCTGGGCGGCGAGCAGCCAGTCCGTGCGCTTCACGGCCGGTCGATCCTGCGGAGCAGCCGGACGATGTACAGCCCAAACGGCGCGCCGACCAGCGCGCCCAGCGCGATCGAGATGGCGACCTGCGCGACCCACCCGACGCCGTGGGCGGTGAGGATGTGGCCGAGCCACGCGGCGACGCCGGCCACCGCGAACAGGGCGACGACGAACGTCCAGTAGATGATGCGTTGCGCGCGGGTCATCGCCCCGGCCGCCAGAGCCAGGTGGCCGCCCAGGTGGCGACCAGCACCACGGCGGCGGTGAGCAGGAGCACCCCGCTCGCCGGCTTGTGCTCGGCCAGCACCCGGTAGGCGCCCGCGCCGGTGACGCCTGCGGCGTACCCGACCCCTGCGAGCACGACCTGCTGTACGCCCTCAGGCGGCAGCTTGCGCACGCGCACCTTCGTAGGCGAGGAACCCCAGCTCGGTTCGCGGGATGCGCGGGAACCCGATCTCCGCGGGCGGCAGCTCAAGCACGATCGACACCGCCGCGACGAACCAGGCGGTGAGCCCTTGGCGCCCGGCCAGAATGTCGCGCATCCGGTCGTAGTGGCAGGGCAGATGGCGTTCGGCGGCGGCGAGGTACACGCCGCGCATGGACAGATGCCGGCGGTGCATTTCCAAGACGAGCCGTTCCTCCCACCCGGTGGCGGCGCCGTCGGTCATTGGGTCACCTCACTGCGTTCGGGGGCATTTCGGACGGTCCGAGAAAGTGTAGCGCGCCACCGGAATTCTGTCGGTCCGGGGTAGTATACTCTGAAACAGAGTAATTCACCCCGAACAGGAGGTATCCAAGATGGCGGCAAGCGGTGGGGTGTGGATGACGGTGCAGCTCCTTGGACCCGATGGACCCCTCGCCGGGCGGGTATGCCCAAGGTGCGGGTCGGTGGTTGTGGACGTGACCGGCCATCAACGGCTGCACACCCAGCTCGCCAACGTCGCGGCCCAGGGCGACGCGAACGAGGCGGCGCGGGCATGACCGCCGAGCCGGCATCGACCGCCGCCGGCCTGCGCGAGGCGTGGGCGCTGGAGATGGAGATCGAGCGCAGACTGGAGCAGGCCCACTACGACGAGGACCTGTGGGTGTGGGGGTTCCTGTTCGGAGGCGACGACAAATGACCGAGGCCAAGCCGATCGGCGTGCTACTCGCGGAGGTGTCCGCCGAGGTCGGCGTCGTCCCCCGCGGGCACACGATGCGCTCAGGCGGCGAGAGCTACGCCTACCGGTCCGTGGACCAGATCCAGGCCGCCGCCCACCCGCACCTGGCCGCCCGCGGCATCGTGATCCTGCCGGCGGTCCTCGCGGTGGAACGTGAGGAACGCGAGGCGCGCAGCGGCGCCCGCCTGCACGTGTGCCACCTCACGGTCCAGTTCAGCTTCCGTGGCCCGGCCGGCGACGAGGCCGTCGCCGTCACCCAGGGTGAAGCGCAGGACTCCGGCGACAAGGCCACCGGCAAGGCGATGACCGCGGCCTTCAAGGCGGCGCTGTCGTTGGTGCTGAACGTGCCGAGCGTGGAGACCGCCCGAAGCGACCCCGACCACCAGCCCAGCCAGCCGCCGGAGGACCGCGGCGGCCAGGCCCGCCCCGGCCGGTCCGCGCAACGCCGCCCCAGCAACCAGCCGCGCGCGGAGGCGCCACCGCCCGGCGTGGACCCCGACACCGGGGAGATCCGCGCGACCGTCCACGCCCTGGACCGCGAGCTGGCGATGCCGGAGCTGGCCGCCGCGCTCGGCTTGGACAACCCCTGGCACCTGGTCAGCCGCCTGCAGAAGTACGACGCTGACCAGTTCGCCCGGTTCAGCCGTGGCGTGCTGTACAAGGCTGAGGGGGAGCTGCTCGGCCGCATCAACGCCGCCGTCCGCGCCCAACCGGAGACCTACCGCACCGGTCGGCGGCCGGCATGAGCGGGTAACCGGGACTCGGCCCTCCGGGTCGCGGGCCACGTGGCACCCCGTCCTTCCGGGACGCGGGTGCCACACTCTTGGGACAGCGGACCACGCCAGGTCCGCTTGTGAGGGGGGCACGATGAGCACCACGACCTGGCACGTCGCCGGCACCGGGCAGTCCACCGGCACCGGCACCGCCGCAGACCCGTTCGCGCGCGTCCAGGCCGCATTCGACGCGGCACGACCCGGCGACACGATCGCGGTGCATGAGGGCACCTACGCCGAGCACCTAACCACCCGCGCGGGCGACGCCGCCGTGCCGATCACCGTCTCGGGCGACGAGGGCGCGGTCATCACCGGCAAGGACACCAGCGACGGCCGCCTGGTCCAGATCGGCCATCCCGGCTGGGTGCTGAACCGCCTGCACCTGACCCGCGCGGACATCCTGGTCTACCTCATCGCGCGCGCCGACGGGTTCACGCTGGCCGACAGCGTGCTGGAGGAATCCGGCGGGGAAGCGGTCCGCGTGAAGTACGGGTCGCTCGGCGTCCAAGTGGTCCACAACCTCATCCGGCGGACCGGCCGGCAGAATTTCTCCGACACCGGCTGGGTCGATCAGTCCAGCCAGAACGGTGAAGGCGTCTACGTCGGCTGCTCACCCAAGCAGCTGCCCACCGGGCAGCTCGTGGACCATTGCGAGATCCTGATCGAAGGCAACGCCTTCGAGTTCATCGGGTCCGAGGCGGTCAACATCAAGGAAGGGTCCACCGGCAAGATCGTCACCAACGACGTCCGCTCGGGCGGGTGGACGCCGAACTCGGCCGGCATCAACGTCCAGGGCGAGGACTCCCTGGTCGCATGGAACCGGGTCGCCCACCACGTCGGCTTCGGCGTGCGGGTCGGGATGTCCACCGCGACCAAGGACGCCGTGGCCCGCGGCGTGCGCAACTCGGTGTATGGCAACGACCTGACCGCCGACCGCGGCGGGGTCGAGCTGATGAGCTGGCCGCAAACCGAGCTCGGCCCGCAGCTCGCGCTGCATGGTGGTGCGGAGACCACGCCGTGGGCTGGGGACTACGCGACCCGGCCGCGGACCGCCTACACCGGTGTGCTGACCGCACCGGACTGGTCGGCGTGCGGCCCACGCCCGCGCACGGTCGATCCTGGTGGCGATCCGGGCGGCACCAGCGGCGGGGAGACCTACGACTGGGGTGCGTGGTGTGAGCGCGGTGTCGTGGCGCTCGAGCGGATCGCGGCGGCGCTGGAGGGCCGCAGCGCGTGAGCGAGCCGCTCCGAGTCCTGTCACTCGGGGCGGGCGTGCAGTCAACGACGGTGCTGCTGCGCAGCCTCGCCGGGGAACTGCCCCGCCTCGACGCGGCCATCTTCGCTGACACCGGCTGGGAACCGGCGGGCGTGTACGACCACCTGCTTCGCTTGGAGGCCGAGGCCGCGCGCGCCGGGCTGCCGGTCCTGCGCGTCAGCGCGGGCAACATCCGCAACGACGCACTCGACCCCGGCCACCGGTTCGCGTCGATGCCGCTGCACGTCGCCAACCAGACCGGCAGCGCCGGGATGCTGCGCCGCCAATGCACCAAGGAGTACAAGATCGGGCCGATCCACAAGGCGCTGGTGCGCCTGCGCCGCGAGGCGGGCAACCCGCGGGTCGAGCAGTGGTTCGGGATCAGCTGCGATGAGCCGCAACGGATGCGCAGCCCGTCGGTGCTGTACCTGACCAACGCCT